GAAGTGTCCGGGAATATGTATGCCGTTTCCGATGGTTTCATGAACCATCTTTGCATAGACATCCAATTCTTTTTGCGTATAATGTGCAAGGTTGTTGTCATAGACGTATTTATTCATATAATGCAACTATCAAATCACTGATTTTTAGGCTTTTTCACGATAGAAATAATTGCAAGTATTGCACAAATTAAGCACCATGCAGACCATATAGTTAAATCACTATAACTTCCTCCCATAGTAAAACCGCAGAGTGCAGCAAGTCCAAACAGCACGATTAATGCAATGTTGCCACCTTTTCCACCGTTTCGTGTAACGATAGATACAATTCCTCCTGCAAGAAGAAGTATAGCAACAATAATTCCAGCCGAACCACCAACTTCTCCATTGTCTTGCAACGTGTTCCCAATTCCTACAGCACATGACTGCATACTGACTACTGCAAATAAAATAATTGACAGTATTCCTGATACAAGTTTCCAAGTTTTCATTTCTTTTTTCCTCTCTTTCTCTTTTGATAAGAACCTGTTCTTAAACGCACCACACGTTTTATATATAATCGCACTAGGCGGTTATACCAATTTAAGTATTCCAGAACAAATGTTTGTTGACATTTATAACTGGCTGAATTATAATAATCTTAGAAAGAACGCCGCCAGATAACGCGAGGGTGTAATCACCAGCAGGCTTGACCTGTGGTAGTCGTGCTGGGGGTTTTTTCTATATCTATATTATCTATTGCAAATCGTATGATCTTTGAAATAATTTTTATCAGGTGCCATTGCATCATCATAATATTTCATGCCATATTTTAGAAGTGTTTTTCCATTATGTCTGTATAAATGAGATTGCAATTTGCGTGCGTAGCACGGAGTTGTGAATCCGAGTCCATTTACTTGGTACATGTTATACATTGATGTAGCACACACATCTGCAAGCTGTAACATATCCCAAGATGATGCTGGTTTTGCACATATCCCACTAAAACGAGATTCAATATTGTTATTTCTGTATGTGATTATTTTCTTTATGTATTCTATTAGTTCTGCATCTCGGTTCGTTCCTCTACTGGATAATACGATATTGGCAGTTCTTCCTGTATCCCTTAATAACCAAGAAGCTCGTTCAATTAAAAATCGACAAATATGATTATAGAAAATCATACTTGGGCGTTGGGTAGGAGCAGAGTGAAACTTCGACAAATTTAACTTATTTGTATCAGCTACTACAGTTATGTATTCAAAATTACATTTAGATAATTCAGATACTGCGTATGCTTTCTTATCAAAACTTATCATTTTTCTAAAATGTATTTCATTGATATTTAATTTTACACGAATATTCTTTATTGTATCTCTGATTTCTTGTTCGTCTTCCTTATTTACTATAGCTCCGGATAGAATAAACCAATCAGATCCTTTCCCCATTCCTAAATCTCCGGCTTCATCGATATATAATGTGCAGTCACTCAAAATTATTTTCTCCTCTGTTTATAATAAATCTTATATTTTAAGTATTGTTAATTAGCAGTTACAATCTTTATTCTTTGCGTGTATGGGAAAATCTCTGCTGAAACTTCTATGCAGTAATCATGCATATGGTTCTTCATTTCTATCATTTGCACATCGGATTCACTGAAATCGTCACCTAAAATATGTCTTATTTCATGCAAAAACACTTCATGCTGTTTTTCGTAGTTTAATGATGCATCTATGAATATCGTGTAAGAATCATCAGAATTATGTCTTACGCATCCCGGAACACCATAGGATTCATCGAGTATTACTACATTTATATAATATCCTTTGTAATACAATCATTCCTCACCTTCCTCTAATTTTCGCAATTCAGATAACTTTTTGGCGTACGCTATCAATCTGTCTCTATCTGCGGTTTTATATACGTCAAAGAGAATCTTGTCGTTGTTGTAGATTTCCTGTGCTGTTTTGGCGGTTTCTTCATCAATGTAGTAACCTTGAGTAGAAGAGTCTATTGTCGGCTCTTTACCTGTCATAAGATATTCGATTGATACACCAAAGTAATCAGCTATCTTCTGTAATTTATCTTGTTTTGGAGTTGATTTACCTCTTTTCCAGTCCGAAAGAGTCATGTTGGATATCCCCGTTGCCCTTGAAATATCAGCATTTTTTAAATTACGGCTATCAAGCAATTTCTGATATATTTCGTACATATTTTCTCCTTTCTGAGAATATTAAAGAAAACCTTAAAAACTGCTTGACAATTAAATAAAACCGTAATATACTAATAGCAGATTAAGGAAAACCTTAACGAATATAATTCTTGTATTCTCTGTAATCTTTCTGACAATTAGATTATAAAGGATTTCCTTAATAAATGCAATATATAATAAGGATTTTCGTAAAATTCTTATTGCATTGAAAGGAGGATTAAAATTGTACGAAAAGTTTGAACAGCTCATAAGCGAAAGAGGTATCACAGCTTACAGAGTTGCAAAAGACACAAGCCTTGCGCCAACAGTTTTTTCAGACTGGAAAACTGGGAAGAGTAAGCCGAAGGTAGACAAGCTAATGATTCTTGCGAAATACTTCGATGTTCCGATTGAGTATTTCCTGGAAGAGTAGAAAGGAGAAAGCATGGTCGAGAAAATCAATACATTATGCGATCAGATTTATGAGGACATTCAGAATCTTAGAGAATCCGGTAATTACGATGTAGAGAAGAGACTTGGAGTCGAGATTATGGCGTTGAATGCACTGAGTAATGCATATGCAAAAACTGGGCAGAACTTAGTCCACCCAGCAGATGCGGAGAAGTATTAAATCTTCATCCAGTAGGTATAACCACAAACAGGACATTCCGGAAGAATATCTTTCTTATTAAGAATGACAACTGATTTATCGTCAGTATCTTCATGAGGGCAATTCATGCAGATGTACGTTCCAGCGTCACTCTTATCACCAGTTTGTGGATAACCGATATCGGGTAAAAGACCCATAATATCACCTCCATGGTGATTATATCACAGAAAGGAAATAGGATGAACGAATTACAAATTTTTAATTCAGAAGAGTTCGGTGATATCCGAACAGTAACTATTGATAACGAACCAATGTTCTGCTTATCAGATGTATGTAAAGCATTAGGACTCACTCAACCATCAAAAGTGAAAGAGAGACTGAATGAAAAGGGTGTGAGTAGTATTCCTACCCTTACAGCTGGCGGAGAACAGAAACTTCTCTATATTAATGAGTCTAATCTTTACAAGACTATTTTCCAAAGCAGAAAGGAATCTGCCGAAAGATTTACGGACTGGGTTACATCGGAGGTTCTTCCGGCAATCAGAAAGAATGGAAGTTATCAGCTTGCACCACAGGGCGAAGAGTTACTTGCACTTGCGGTGATTGAAGCGAAAAAGACTATAGACTCTCTGAAAGACCAATGCAAGTTTCTTGGTGAACAGGCTGTTGAAAATCAGAAATTGATTTCCGAGCTACAGCCGAAAGCAAATTATGTAGACAAGATTCTTCAATCAAAGTCACTGGTAACTATCACGCAGATTGCAAAGGACTACGGACTTAGCGGAAGAAAAATGAATCAGATTCTAAAGGAATTAAAGATTCAGTATAAAGTCGGTGGACAGTGGGTGCTGTATTCCAAACATCAGAATAATGGATATGTCCATAGCCGGACGATTGACATTACAAGAGCTGACGGCAGACCGGATGTGACAATGCAGACTGAATGGACACAGAAAGGCAGACTCTTCTTATATGAAGAATTGAAGAAGCATGGCTATGTTCCGGTGATTGAACAGGTTGCGTAGGAGAAATATATGGAAGAAAAAAGGAGATTTATAGAAGACAGGCTGAAAAAAATCGGCATCAATTCTATTGAAGAGCTGAATGTCGCCATTAAAAAAGAAACATTAGATATTTCACTTATGGTTTCCGAAGCAAAGAAGGAGGACGTTGCAGCATGAAAGAACTGGAAGTAATGCAGGTCAGGAAGAGAAAACCTGTGGAGCAACCGGTAAGGCAGCCGGATATGTATGACAAAATTGTCGAGAGAGCCTTTTGGTTCGTAATCGGCTTCTCGATAGCACTGATGATCTGCTGTATTGCTTTCGGGCAGACATTATATATATGAAGAAAGTGCCATAGCGAGGCGGCAACCTCTCAGGCACTTAGCTCAAAAACCAATTAGATAATAACATAGGAGAGAACATGAAACAACCCAAAAAATTGACAAGGCAGAATAAGATTCTGCTGGAAAAGGTGGGTTTAAACCCGGAAGAATGGATGAACCTACTGGAAGATAGTTTGTATCTACACATTGTTCAGAAAAATTCGGACAAGCGTGTGGTCAGGATTATAGATAAGAAGAAAGGGGATGTAATTGGTGGAAATTAAAAAGGTTGAGTTACTGTCCATGCATATTCAGAACTTTAAAGGATGTAAGGACAGAGTAATAGAATTTGCTGAAAAGACAAGAATCTCCGGGGCAAATGAGACTGGAAAAACAACAATTTTTGATGCATTTACATGGCTACTGTTTGGAAGAGATTCTCTTGGAAATTCAGATTTCGATGTCAGACCGTTGGACAAGGACGGAAAGATGATTGATAATATCGAGATTTCCGTTGAAGCGAAGATTTCCGTTGGCGGAGATGAATATGATCTGAAAAAGACTCAGAAACAGAAATGGGTAAAAAAACGTGGAACAGGCATTACAGAATTTCAGGGGAATGTGAATGAGTTTGAAATCAACGGGTATCCGAAATCTCAAAAAGAGTTCAAGGAATTTATTGCTGGAATCATTGATGAAGAGATCTTCACTCTGATTACCGATCCGGCAGCGTTCAATGCATTGCCGTGGAAGAAGCAGAGAGAGATCCTGATGAAATTCGTTGAAACATTCCCGGATGTGGAGATTGCTCAGACGTTTGGCGAGAAGTATGCAAAACTCATCCAGGAACTAAAAATTGCAAGCACGGACGATATTTTGAAAAAATACACAAAGACAAAAAATGCACTTAATAAGGATATGGTTGAGATTCCGGCACGTATTGATGAGGTGTCTAAACAGCTTGTAATTGCTGATGTCGGAGCATTGGAAGTTGAAAAAGCTGCCAAAGAAGCGGCTTTACAGAAGGCGGAAGATGAGATTTCCGGTGGTAGCGGAAAACTGGAAGAGATTAATTCCAAGCGTGAAGAGGTCATGAATCTCAAATTTCATCTGTCAGAAATTCAGAATGCGGAGAATCAGAAGTTGCTTTTCGAGTCAACGGATATTCGTGCTGACTTATCAAGAAAGCAGGATGCATTAAACAATCTCAAGCGTGATGTATTAAATAAGGAAAGCGAAATCAGGGATGCTCACGTGAAGTATGAAGATCATGAGCGTGAAAAAAATCGGCTTTTGGTTGAATGGAAGTCTGAAAAAGCAAAGGCATATCCGGCTCTTACTCCGTTGGAACCGCTTACGGACGGCTCGTTTATCTGTCCTACTTGCGGACAGAACTTGCCGGAAGAGGTAAAGCAGAAACGTATTGCTGATTACGAAGCTCGCAAGACTGCACATGAAAGCAAGTACGAAAAAGATAAGGCAGAGTTTGAAGAAAACCGTGCAAAAAGAATTTCTCAGATTGAAGCTGATGGAAAGGCAGTTGCCAAATCAAGAGACAAATTTAAGGCTTTGGAAGAATCTCTTATCAAAGAAAAGGATGAGCTGGCTACCAAGTTAGCAGATGCACAGAGGGAATATGAGATTGTTAAAAAGGCAGTAGACGGAATGCCAAAGGTGGCTGATGTTTCTAAAAACGCTGACTACAAAGCAACTCTCGAAAAAATCTCGGCACTTGAAAAAGAGATTGATGAAATGAGCAAGGACACTTCTTCAATGGAACTGAAAGCTCGGAGAGATATTTTAAAAAATGAAATTGCTGAAATTACTGGAAAGATTGCGGCAGCAGACAATTCCAAAGTGAAAGAGCGTATTGCTGAATTGGAGGCAGAGCAGAAAGAAGTCGGACAGAAAATTGCAGAACAGGAACAGATGATTGGCCTTGTGGAGGATTTTATTCGGGCGAAAATGAAAATGATTTCTGAAAAGATCAACGGAATGTTTAAGGTGGTTTCATTCAAACTGTTCGACAATCAGATCAACGGGGGGCTGAAAGAAACTTGTGAATGCACCGTAAACGGAGTACCGCTTTCAAGCTTGAATAACGGTCATAGAATCGTTGCAGGGCTTGATATTATCCATTCATTATCGAATTTATATGAGGTTAGCTGTCCTATATTCGTGGACAATGCGGAAAGCATCAATGACTTCAATGTGCCGGAAATGGATTCTCAGATGATTTGTTTGGCAGTAACCGATGATAAGGAATTAAAAGTAGAGAGCGAGGTTAAATATGATTAAGGCAGAAAGAAACGGGAAAGGAACAGGATCAGTAGAAATCAGCGGTTTCCTGAACGACACTATGAATGAATTTAAGGGGATTTGTCGTGGAGTAAGAAAAATGTTTGTAGATGAGTTCGGAGAGGATGCAGGAGAGAAAGTGTTTAACATTCTTGCAAGCGGAAAGCCTGATGATGAAATCGCAAGCGAGATAAATGAAGTTCTCAAGGATGTTTTTATGGAAAAAGAAAAGAGAATGGATGCTTCTGATGCGATAGGGGCGTTATTGAGACACGTGTTTGAATGAAAGGAGTAGGACTAATGTTATATATCAAAGCCAGATATATGAAAGATGGCGTTCAGCATGGGCGTGAATACACGTTCGGTTCAGATGTGATCGTGAAGCCGGGAGAAGTAGTTTCTATTGGAACTGCGAAAGCTGTAGTAACTGCGGTTGATGTTCCAGAGACGGAAATTCTTCCTTTCCGGGAGAAGCTGAAAAAGATTGATGGGAAAGTGGAGGAAGAGTAATGGCAGAGAAGAATGAAGTTGCTCAGAAGCGGGAATTTACAACTGGTTTGAGTCAGTGGACAAATACCATAACTGGTCTTGTCTCAAGGGATTTTGAGCAGAATGGTGTTAAGTATGATGAATATTCTAAGAAGTGTGCTATGAATGCGATGGGGGCTATATTTCAGTTGGTTCAGAACACTGATAAGACGGACATGAGCAACCTTAATACTTCCAATCTTAGAGAAGTTGTGGCTCAATGTGCAAGCCTTAAGCTGAATGCCAACGCTGTGCCTAGAGAAGTTTATTTTCAGTTGAGGAGTAAGCAGGTCAACGGACAGTGGGTAAAAATGGTTGAAATGGGCGTTGAAGGTGACGGAAACGATGCTCTTTTAAGGCAGTTCGGAAACAATGTAGACACTGTTTATCCAGTGTGGCTTGTCAAAGAGGGTGATGATTTCACGTATCCTCGTAGAAGAGGCATTGAGATTGAGCCTGCGGAGTGGATACCAAAGGGATTATCCGACAAGACGGTGCGTGTTGTATATCCAGTAAAGTTAAAGGATGGAACGATTGACTATCTGATCGCTGAAAGAGAGCCAGTGAAAACAAATCTGATTGCTCATATCAGAAACAATTTGCTGAATGAGACGTTTGGAATCTGTGAAAACCGACACAAGGCTACTCCAAAGCAGAAAGAGGAAATCAAAGCCAAGAAAGAGGAAATCATGGCGGCTGTACGTGAGTGTGAGACGTTGGAAGATATTCTGAATTGCGAAGCGGCAAGACCATACATCAGTGCTGCATGGCTTGATACACCGGAAGCTATGATTGTTCGTAAGATGCGTAACAATGCAATTAAAAAGTTCCCGAAGAACCTTAATGGTATGGCATCAAGTTCTCTTTTGCAGTTGGATGAAACATACAAGGCTTCTCAGGAGGAAATTGCAGAGAATGAAAATTCGCAGGAATTTGTTATTGAAGATGAATCCGTAGTGGCTGAATCCGAAGCTGTTGAGGTAGAAGTGCCGGAATTCGCGAAGGAGTAGATGCATGATCGTAAAAGTAATCGGCTCAGGCTCTTCCGGTAATGACTATGCTCTGATTTCAGGGGAAGATATTCTTCTCTTGGAATGCGGAGTTCCAGCAAAAGAAATGCTGAAAGCGATTGACTACCAAACTTCCAAAGTGAGCGGGTGCATTGTAAGCCACGTCCATAAAGACCATGTTGGATTTATCAAGCAATATATGCAGTACGGAATCAAGGTGTACACCTCGGATGAAGTCGAGACAGACATTGAAATAGTAATGGGCGAGAAAACCGTAGGTTTGCAACGGATGAAACGGGAGCAGATAGGAACTTTTTCAGTAATTCCATTTCGTGTACCTCATGGGGAAACGGAATGTGATGGATGGCTGATTGATACACCGGATGGGCGGATTCTCTTCATCACAGATGCTGAGTATTGCCCGTATGATTTCTCAAAAATGGAAATCAACTATGGACTGATTGAGTGCAACTACTCAGAGGACTATATCAGCCGAGAAGAAGATGGGGCTAAATTCTCCCATGTGCTTACTGGGCATATGGAATTACAAACGTGTAAAAGGCTCATACAGAGCATAAACAGTAAAAGCCTAAGAAGTATAGGCTTGATACACTTAAGTGCAGGAAACGGCAATCCGCAGCGGTTCAAAGACGAGATACGAAGTGTGGTTGACTCAGATGTGAATGTTTGGATTGCCGAAAAGCGTGCAGAGAAAGAGTTTAGGCTTACGCCATTCTAGGAGGAGCAATGATTTACAAAATATTATTAATAATTTTTTACGCTATGGGAGCGACTTTTGATTTTTACATGTATAAAGACACTGAGAATAAAGGATTTTTAATTCCGTTTTTAGGATTCTTGCTCGCAATAATCTTAAGTATCGTAAACATGATTATTTATTTACTTAAATAAGGAGGACTACATAGATGAATAAAACAGTTTTAATGGGGAGATTGACAGCAGATCCGCAGGTGAGATATTCACAGGGAGACAATGCTACAGCGGTTGCAAGATATACACTTGCTGTAAACAGAAAATTTAAGAAAGATGGAGAGCCGACAGCGGATTTTATTCCTTGTGTTGTCTTTGGACGGTCGGCTGAATTTACAGAGAAGTATTTCCGCAAAGGAATGCAAGTTGCTGTCTCAGGGCGTATTCAGACCGGAAGCTACACAAACAAGGACGGAAACAAGGTGTATACAACAGATGTAGTTGTGGAAGAACAGGAGTTTGCAGAAAGCAAAGCGGCCAATCAGCAGAATCAGCAGTCAGCAGGAAGTGGATCAATTCCGGCATCAGACGAGTTCATGAGTATCCCGGATGGGATGGATGAAGAACTCCCGTTTAATTAAGGAGAAATAAATGTCGAGCGGAGTAAGACCGGAGTATTGTTGCCATCCCGATTGCTTTCAGTGTCCATATCCTGATTGCAAATACAATGGCACTTTAGCCGGTGAGAGGGTGGACGTAAACATGACGGACGGAATAAGCAGGGAAGAGTATATAAGGAGAAAGAATGAGAAGCGGAATGGCTGGAAAAAAGGACTGTTCGTATCCAAATTGCTATGAATGCCAATATGAGGATTGCATTGTTGATAACGTAAATGCTCTTCTTAAGAGAAGACGCTGGAATGCGAATCCTGAAGTTTATAGGCAGAAGCAGAGGGATTATAGAAGCAAGGTGGCAGAATCACTTCCTCATTGTGACGAATGCAATGAATGTACCCTTGTCAAATTAGATAAGGGTACAGGTTTTAAGAGACTGTGCGTCCCAGAAATGCGGTTGATTTTGCAGAAAGTGACGTGCTGTCCGCAGTGGTGTCCGAAGAAAATACCGGTAAAGGAGCGGGAACATCAGAGATATTTACGAAGAAAAGAACTTAAGGCAGGTGAGAAAACTGATACTAATTAGCGATAAAGGGCAGCAGAAAGGTAAACATACTGCCAAAGAGAATTATTGGCAAAAGCAAGGAATTGAGGTCCTGACTATGCCTCTTCCATGTGGTGATTACATTATTGCCAACGAAAAGGTTGCGGATGTAATTAACCGGAAGAAAGAACGTGGGATTCCGGTAAAAAAAATGGATTTCCTCGGAACGTACAATGTGACTGTTGACACAAAGAAAGATATTCAGGAACTTGTGGGGGATATCTGTGGTAAACAGCACGCAAGATTCCGTGATGAATGCATACTGGCTCAGAACAACGGAATTAAGCTGTATGTGTTGGTACAGAATGCCGGTGGCTTGATTCCGGGAACAAAAGATATTTACAATCGGACAATCCGATCTCTTGACGAGCTTTATAGATGGAAAAATCCGAGACTTTTTGTGATGAAGCGTACAGATGATGTGATTGGTCATTACAAGAGTGGAAATCCAATATATAGGCGTACACAGAGGTATCCTGCCGCAACTAAAGGCGAAACGCTCATGAAAGCGTGTAAAACTATGCAGAAGAAGTACGGAGTAGAGTTCGTATTTTGCAGTAACTCTGAACAGGGAGCAAAAGTTATTGAACTGCTTCAACGGGAGGTGGAATAGTTGGCAGAAAAAAGAATGTTCTCCAAACAAATTGTTGATTCAGATGCTTTCTTAGAAATGCCATTATCAACACAAGCATTGTATTTCCACCTATCTATGAGAGCTGATGATGATGGATTTTTGAACAACGCTAAAAAGGTAATGAAGATCATCGGTGCAAATCAGAATGATTACGATCTGCTTGTTGCGAAATCATTTGTCATACAGTTTCCAGACGGGATCTGTGTAATCAAGCATTGGAGAATTAATAATTATTTGAGGAAAGACAGATACACGGAAACGATTTACCAGGAAGAAAAATCACATCTAACAGTGCAACCGAATGGCAGATATTCCTTTAGAAATGCCGTGGAATCTTCGGACGTTTTACCGCTTGGTATACCAGTTTGTAACCGGTTGGATACCCAGAATAGAATAGAGAAGAATAGAGAAGAAAAGAATAGTATATATAGTGCAGAAAAACTGCACGATGAACAATCACTTGATGACTTCTTTGAATCTATTTGGAAGTTATATCCAATCAAAAAAGGGAAAGGGCAGGTATCAACATCAAGGAAGAAAGCACTTCAAAAAATCGGATACGATCAGATTGGACGTTGTGTTGATCGATTCTTGAAAGATATGAGTGACAGCGGTAGAGATCGTAAATATTGGATGCACGGAAGCACATTTTTCAACAGTGGGTATGTTGATTATTTGGATGAAAACTGGGGGCAGGAATCGGAGGACTTAGAAAAACCAAGAGAACCTTGTGACCGTTTTTCCTGTTTGGAATCGAGTTTCCGCAAGCAGTTAGAAGATGCGGGTGCTATTTACGATGGACAAGGACTTGATTATGGAATCTTAAGCGAACATCCTGATTGGTTGAAAAAAATTCAGGAGAGTGGTGTTTGATGTATTACAAATTTAAGCCGGAAGATGCTTTTGATTTCGCCCGATATGTTGGAGAGCCTGCAAGACAACACGGTGATGAATTGAAATTCACAAGGTTCTGTCCGTATTGTCACGGTGGAGATAAAAAGGACAAGAACACTTTTTCCATTAATCTGTCAACCGGTCAGTTTAAATGTTTGAGAGAGAGCTGCGGTGTTACCGGAAATATGATCAGTCTTGCAAGAGATTTTGATTTCAGTTTGGGGCAGCAGGTAATGGAATATTACCAGCCGAAAAAGCAATACAGGAAATTGAAGACACCGGACAAGCCGATTGTTCCAAAAGAGCCGGCAGTTGCTTACTTGGAAAGCAGAAAAATATCTGCTGAGGTTGCTCATGAGTATGAAATTACCACTCAAAAGGATCATGACAACATACTCGTATTTCCGTTCTATGACGGAGATGGGAAGATGCAATTCGTCAAATACCGCAAAACCGACTTCAACAAGGAAGTAGATAAGAACAAGGAATGGTGTGAACGCGATTGTAAGCCGATATTGTTTGGGATGAAGCAATGCAAGGACTTCACAAGGCTTGTGATTACGGAGGGGCAGTTAGATAGCCTTTCCGTAGCGACAGCCGGTATAAAGAATGCCGTGAGCGTTCCGAACGGAGCAAAGGGATTTACCTGGATTCCATATTGTTTTGACTGGGTGAACAAATTCCAAGAGATTGTAGTGTTTGGAGATTTTGAAAAAGGGCATATGACATTGCTACCGGAATTGAAGGGAAGATTTCCAAACAAGATTAAACACGTCCGGGAAGAGGACTATAAGGGCTGTAAAGACGCAAATGAGCTGTTAATGAAGCATGGACATGAAGATGTTCGGCAAGCGGTAGAAAATGCCGAATTTGAGCCTGTGAGGCGTGTTAAAGAGCTGTCTGACGTGCAGGACGTTGATATATACAGTTTGAAAAAGCTGGACTCTACGGTCAACGAGTGCAATCGCCTGTTATACGGTGGCATTCCTTTTGGCGGTGTAGTTCTTATTACTGGAAAGCCGGGTGAGGGAAAGTCAACACTTGCAAGTCAGATTGTAGGCAGGGCGATTGAGACCGGACATAAGGTGTTTGCTTATTCCGGTGAGCTTCCAAACTATTTGTTTAAAGCGTGGCTTGATTTTCAGATAGCCGGTCCGCAGCACATCATCGAAACAACGAACAGATTTGGAGATGTTTCAAGAAAGATTTCCAATCAGAATCAAGAGTTGATTAATGCATGGTATCGCGGAAAAGCGTTTATTTACGACAGTTCGATTGTCGATGGAGATGAAAAAGAGGATTTGTGCAAAACCGTACAGCAAACGGTTCTCCAATACGGAGCAGATGTTGTTCTGATTGATAATTTAATGACTGCGATTGATTTGGATGCAGAAAAAGGATCTGACAAGTATGAGAAGCAAAGTCTTTTTGTGAAAAAACTTGCGAGGATGGCATTGCAATTCGATGTATTGATTTTGCTGGTAGCTCATAAGAGGAAGAACAATTTTTCCACGAATGAGACAGACGAAATTAGCGGTGCAGGAGACATATCAAATCTTGCTTCACTGGTGATTGGATACAGCAAGGATAATGAGTTGAGCAATGCGTATCGAAGGCTCACAGTTCCGAAAAACAGATTGTTTGGGAGAATCAATACAAAGGGATTTCTCGTCATGTATGATGAGCGATCCAAGAGAATTTACGGTGAAAATGATGATTTAACCGTAGAGTATGGATGGGCGAAGCAAGACGGATTCAGCGAGGCAGATCAACTAAAGATTCCGTTTGAGTAGGTGAGAATATGACAGAACAAGAAAGGAAAGTGTATTTCCAAGTGATTACGCAGAATTGGCTTGCATTCAATGAATTTCTGAAACGCGGAGATTTCTCAGAGGAAGTCTTAATGGAATATTGTGGATCAGATGGGATTATCCAGAAGATTTTCCAAAGCAACGGACAGACAGAATTTGCAAAGGATGTAGGACTGGCGGTAATCAATGAGATAGAAAGGTTGTGCAAAAAATGAAAAAGGAAATTTTAAACAAAGCAAAGGAACTTATGGAGATGTTACTCGAAGAGGAGAAAAAAGGGAATGTGAGGTTATCGGAAATTCCGGTTGGGGGAAAATTCGATACAGGTATTGGTAGATTTATCGTGTTGGAACAGAAAGGCGAAAAAACAGCAGTTATCACAGAAGAGCTGTATAGGAAAGATGTCCGTTTTGATGATGACAGCAATGAATATTTCACGTCAGAACTGTCAGATCTTTTTGAAGAAGAAATTTTTCCAGAATTTAAAGAAGAATTTGGGGCGGAAAATTTATGCGATGCAACAACAAGTCTGGTTACAGTGGATATGCAGAACAAAGACGAAGAGTTGCACGCCAAAGCAAGACCGCTGACATTCGAAGAGGCACGTAAATACAATGAATTGCTGGTCAATAAGGATCTGCCGGATTGGTATTGGACATGCACCGCTTGGAGTACAGAAGAAAGGGGATGGCCATATTCAGTAGCGGTTGTTTCCCCGGGCGGTCACTTCTATGACTATGACTACTACTGCTGTCACGGGGTTCGCCCATTTTGTATCTTAAAATCTAATATCTTTGTATCTAAAGTAGAGGAGGACTAAAACTATGATGACATTAAAAGAATTTGGAGAAAATCTTGAAAAGTTAAACGCTGCTTATGATGAACTGAAAAAGAAATATCAGAAGCCGGAAGTAGGAGAGACGATTACGGTTGCAGGAATTACATGGAGAGTATTGGACAAGCTCGAAAAAGGATATCTTGTAATTTCAGATGGTTTTTATGGTGAAGACCGAAAATTTGATGTGTACTGTAATAATTGGGAATGCAGCAATCTTCGGGAAGAACTGAATACAGATTTAAAAGATAAGATCGAAGATGAGCTTGGAAAAGGAGCATTAGTTGGATTTGAGCGTGATCTGCTCTCAATGGACGGTCAGACAGAGTATGGGACTTGCAAAGATCTCGTTTCCCTTATTTCTGTAGATGAGTACAGAAAGTATAGAAAGTTTCTTCCGAGTACTGATAGATATTGGTGGACAATTACACCGGATAGCACTCCATGTAATAATGACAGCACATGGCTTCGGGTTGTTTCCCCGGACGGTTGCTTCTATAACGGTAGCTGCAGCAGCAGTCGCGGGGTTCGCCCATTTTGTATCTTTTCCTCTTCAATCTTTGAATCTGAGGAAGATGATGATTAATGGCAGAGAATGATCTAAAAGTGATTCTGAAAGCGAAAGAGTTGGCTACTCATACATTAAGAGTAACCAGTAACGCCAACAGATATCCAAAGAAATTTAGATTTTCGCTTGTTGACAAAATGCAAAATAAGTCAATGGAAATCTATGAAATACTTTTTGAAGCAAACAGGACAGACATTAAAGCTTACAAAAGAGATCGCTTGGAACTGCAAACGAAAGCAATTACTTATTGCGATGAATTGTTGTTCTACATAGAAATGTCCCATGAATTGAAAATTATCAGTTCGGATAGTATGGGGTATTGGTCAAAGATGGTATCTGATGTAAAGCACATGGCTATTGCATGGAGAACGAAAGACCGGCAAAGATAAATGCATTTAGGTTTGTTTCTGTTAAGCGGTTGTTTCCCCGGACGGTAACATCAATAACAATAACTACAACAACAGTAACGGGGTTCGCCCATTCTGTATTGCAGACAGTAAGAGTAGGCATCAAGCCGAAATCAGAGAAGATACAAAAGGAAACAGACCATCCTCACAGAGGTAAATATAAAGGAGTGCCAATGGATAAAGATATTGTTGCAGATTACGGTAATTTGTACCAGGCTTATAAGAAAGCTAAGTCAGGTAAAAAATTTAATAGCGGTACTGCTCGATTTTCTAATGTTGCTTTAGATGGAATTAATATCCTGAAGGAACAGTTGGAAAATCAGACATACACAGTTGCTCCATATAATCGGTTTGAAATATACGAGCCGAAACAAAGAGTGATTGAGTCATGTTCATTCAAGGATAAAGTAGTGCAACACGTACTTTGTGACAATATTCTGCATCCAAAATTGAAGAACGTATTTATCAAATATAATTCTGCCGGACAGATAGGAAAAGGGACGTTATACGCATTAGATGGATTGAGGGACCACATGGAATCTTTCTATCAGAGACATGGCATTGACGGATGGATACTGAAATGTGATATCAGACATTTCTTTTACGAAATTGACCATGAAATACTGAAAGACATTGTAGATTGTTTCTTTCCAAATCCGTACACAATATGGCTGAATCATACATTGATTGATAGTAGCAATAATCCAGGTTTGCCACTCGGAAATCAAGCCGGACAGGTATATGCATTGCTTATGGTTCATCCACTAGATTGTATGGTAACAGGAGAACTTGGAATTGCTGAATATGGTCGATATATGGATGATTTTTATCTGATACACCAGAGCAAGGAATATTTAGAATGGTGTCTTGAGTGCATAAGAGGGCTTTCGAAAAGCCTTGGATTGGAATTGAACGGGAAGACACAGATCATACCGCTAAGGAAAGGAATGCGATATTTAGGATTCCATCATTACATAACAGATGACGGGAAATATATTCGGAAATTAACGGGAGAGAACAAACGGAAGAACAAAAAGAAATTCCGAAGATTAGTTAAAGATGTGAAAGCCGGAAAACTTACGGAAGAAAAATTCTATGAAAAATATAATTCGTGGAGGAACCATGCTTTACATGGGAATTGCATCAAGTTGGTTCACGGTATGGATCTGTATATAGAGGAGCTAATGAAAGGAGAACGTAATGAAATATAAGGTTGGAGATAAGGTTAGAGTAAGGAAAGGATTGATTCCTAAAACAAAGTACGGAGGCGTATATTTTGCCATAAATATGCGTGAATATGAGGGAGAAGAAGCGATAGTAAAAGAAGTTGGTGCGATTGCATACCATCTCGATATTGATGGAGGAATGTACTGGTGGACTGATGAAATGCTTGAGCCTGTAGAAGAGCTGACAGCAGAAGAAGCAATTAGAATTCAAGCTGAGATGTGCAGTGTTACAACATGCAATGACTGTGAAATCAACAAGCTTAGAGGTGACTCTCATTGCGGATGTGCTGTATTTCGCTCGGAGTACCCAGACAAAGTGGTTGAAGTCCTCAAACAGTGGAAGAAAGACCATGAGAAGAAAGAGGTTGAGGTTACACAGAAAATTTATTGCCTTGTAGTGGATGAAGAAAGAAAAGTCGTGCATGAAGAAGAAATTGGAAATAGTGATTCTTGCATTGATGTGCTGAAAAACTACTGTGAAAATCACGATGGGAAATTCTTCTCGCTTATGGAATTTAGATACGAGGTGAAGCAATGATGAACACGGGAGAAAAGATAGATTACATGATTCAGTGCTTGAAAGTCGCAAAAGCTGAGTACGATTACATGGCTGATTACGTTGCAAATGAACCAACTGAAAGGCAAGAGTTGTGGAAGTTCCTTGATACGCACAGAAATCCAAACAAAGCATTGATTAAGGACAACCTTAGAAATGCAGCAAGAATGGGATTCCAGCTTGCAAATGAGGTGCAGTAATGGATGTTAAAGTACATGAGGATTATGAAAGCATCGACAGAGAGAATCTCGAAGTGTTTAATAAGACTGGCTTGAAACGTTCTAGCGAGAACCGTTTTCGCTGTGTTATCTGCGGAGAGCCAGCAAGCATTGATAACAGTGTGAGTTGTCGCGGACATCGGTTAGTACATACGCATTGCGCATACCAAACATTCAGAATTGGCAACATGGTCAATGTTATTAAATGGATGGAAGAACAGGATAAATAAATTACAGAAAGGAGTACGGAGCTCCGGCCGGGCAAAGATATATCGGCTCTTTTCGAAGATATGAAAGATTTAATTATAGACGCCTTTGCCGGTGGCGGGGGTGCATCGGTCGGAATTGAGATGGCACTTGGTAGACCGGTAGACATTGCCATTAATCATGACCCAGACGCTATTTTGATGCACAAGACTAATCATCCGGATACGCTTCATCTGACAGAAGATATTTTTAAGGTCAATTTGAAGAAATACGTAAAAGGACAGCATGTGGCTCTTATGTGGGCGAGTCCAGATTGTACAAGCCACTCCAAAGCAAAGGGCGGTAAGCCGAGAGAAAAAGGACTTCGGATTCTTCCGTGGGCGGTATACAAACACGCAAAAGCTATTCTGCCGGATGTAATTCTTATGGAGAATGTAGAAGAAATACAACAGTGGGGTCCGTTAGACGAAAAAGGTTATCCGATACCGGAGAAAAAAGGCGATGATTATAAAAAATTCATTACGGCAATGAAGAACCTCGGGTATCGTTTCGGGAGTAGAGAGTTGGTAGCTGCTGACTACGGAGCACCGACCACAAGAAAGAGATGGTATGCAGTATTCCGTAGAGATGGACGGGAAATTAGATTCCCAAAGCAGACTCACAGTGCAGACGGCATCGGATTTGAGAAGTGGAAACCTTGTGGAGATTACATTGACTGGTCAGACCTTGGAAGTTCGATATTTGACCGCAAGAAGCCACTTGCAGAAGCTACACAGAAGAGAATTGCGAACGGCATTAAGAAATATATTATCGATGCAGAATCTCCTTATATCGTGAGGAGTGGAGAAGCACTGGCATATATCATTCAATATCATGGAGAGACGAGAGCCGGTGATTCAAGAGGACAGCTTTTGACGGAACCAATCAAGACGATTGATACATCGAACCGATATGGACTTGTGACAGCATTTATTACGAAGTATTACAAGACGGGGATTGGACAGGGGTGTGATGAACCATTGCATACAATTACGACATCTCCGGGGCATTTCGGATTGGTATCAGCATTTTTGATTAAGTATTACGGCGGTGGGTGCGGACAGACACTGGATAGACCGCTTGATACAATCACAACGAAAGACCGTTTTGGACTGGCGAATGTAATCCTGGATATCAAGGACGAGAAATATATCATATCAGACATTTTTCTTCGGATGCTGAAACCGGAAGAACTAAAAGTAATGCAAGGGTTCCCGAAAGATTACATTATAGACCGGGATTATAACTGGAAGAAATACCCGATTGCAAAACAGGTGGCAAGAATCGGTAACAGCGTAGTGCCAATCATGGCAGAAAAGCTTGTAGAAGCAAACTGCCAGTATCTGAAAGTCGGTGCGAGAATGCCGAACATGAGCATTGATGATACACAAGAACAATTGAGATTTGCGTAGGTAAGAGGAATGAATATTGAATTAAAAGAGATAGACAAAGACACATTGAAAGTTGGAGATGTGGTATGAAAGTATGTTGGTTTTCAACAGGAATTAGCAGTTTTGTAGCGTGTTATTTAGCAAAGGATGTAGACGAGATTATATATACTCATGTACCGAATCAGCATCCAGACAGCTTAAGATTCTTGCATGATTGCGAGAGGGTACTTGGAAGAGAGATAACAATCCTTCAGTCAGACGAATATGAGAGTGTAGACGATGTTATTGAAAAGAGAAGATGCATCAACACCCCATATGGAGCACCGTGTACTGAATGGCTAAAAAAGAGAGTGCGTATGAAATGGGAACGTGAAAATCCTGACCATCACATTTATGTATGGGGGTATGACGTGAACGAACAAAAGCGTGCAGACAGGGTTTGTAAAGCTTTGAGCGACTACGAACACGAATTTCCATTAATTGAAAATGGACTCACGAAAGAAGAAGCTCACGGCATTGCGAACAAGCTCGGACTTAAAAGACCTATCATGTACGACATGGGTTATCCGAATAATAACTGCATTGGTTGTGTAAAAGGCGGTATGGGATATTGGAATAAAATTCGGGTAGATTTTCCAAAAGTATTTGAGCGAAGAGCAAAGCAAGAACGTGAGATAGGGCATAGTTGCATAAATGGTGTATTCCTGGATGAATTAGAACCAAACAGAGGAAACATTAATACAGAAGTCATGGAGGACTGCACGATAGCGTGTCAACTCCTGACTTGGAACAAATGAACAGTACCTTGACAATTGAATATTGATGGTTGGAATGGTATAATTTTCGTATAAAATATACGGGAGGAAAATACTATGTATGAAGTAGGAATTTACAAGAATGAAAAGATGCAAATCACAGTTGTATCAGAAGATATTGCCGAAATTAAAACTCTTGGAGGGAAGAACTTCTCAAAGGATTACGGAACGGCAAGACTTTCTTATATAGGTGTATGCAATTTGATTGATATTCTTGAAAATGTAAAGAAAGATATGGAAGAAAACAGAACGGATCTATTTTAAGTATAGTTCATATCTACCAACCATCAATATTCGGTGGTTGGTATTTTTTTACGCTTTTTTAAGGAGAAAGGAACGAATTATGAAATTAACAGCAATAGCAAGAGAAGATTTAGAAGCAAAAGGGTTGATTCTTAAAAACAAAATTGAACTTAAATGCAGAGGAACAGCAATTCCGGACATTTATGCGAGTATAATCGGCAGAAAAAATGTTGATACCGGAGAATTCGAATCATTCTTTAAGGTTGATGCTGAGAAAGGCAATACAGTGGAATTCGACAGATTCCGAGAGAACGTCACATTGTTAGAAAAAGAGCATACCGTCTTTAGTCTAGAAACGATAGAAGAGAAGAATGTGATTGACTATTATGTTCCGTATGATATCCAGGAGAGCAGCAAGAATAGACCGACAGTGACGGATGAATTCCCGGAAAATGCTTATCTGACAGAAGGATATTACGAGTGCGAATATGAGCTACTTCTGACTTGTGGAGATGCAACCAGAAGACTTGTAATTCCTCAGAGGACAGTCAATGTTCCGATGATTTCATTACTGTCAAACATCGAAGATGAAATCAGAGATATTTTGGACGGTTTCCCAGATGAGGATAACAATTTTGCTGATGTGCTGGAATTAATGGACGATTGTTATGTAATTAAGATGTTTGATGCCTGTGGAATGCCAGCAAATATCGAGATTAACCATGCAGGTGATTTTGTGAACATGATCGTGTCAGCTAGACAGATTAAATGCGAATATAAGCAAGGGGAATAATGATGGGATGCAGAATTGAATGTGTAGTAGATAAGAAGAACGCCTGTTGCTGTCTGGAATGCGGAGAATATGAATGCTGCGATATGTATTGTGATTCTCTGGACAGCTACGAATATGCGGTAGACTGCCCGGATTATGTAAAGGAGAATGAAGATGAAGAAAGAATCACTGATTCATAGAATCCTGAGGAAACTCGGATTCATTAAGGACATTAAGGATGATAGGGAATTGAAAATGGAGATGTGCAAAAGAGCAATAAAGGCAAATGTATGCCCTAAGAATTGCGATATGTGTGCATGGAATACGAAAGGTGGAGTTAGTTATGAGAATCATTAGCCAGGACAAAAAATTTGATTTGCCTTACGGAGAAACAACGTTACAAGCTTTAGGTGATGGGAGAGTAATTGCTTTTTCATTGAGCGACCTTTTAAGTGATGCTTTTATGATAATGGCTAAGTATTCCACGGAAGAAAAAGGAATCAAAGCTATGGAGATGTGCAGAAAGCATTATGCAACAGCGGAATACAACAGACGTATTATTCCAAAGGGAGATACGCTTGTGGATATGGAAATTGCAAAAGAATTGCTTGCATCTGGATTTATATTCCAGTTTCCAGCAGATGAAGAGGTGGAAGTATGATGACACTGGAAGAAGCAATTGCTCATGCAAAAGAAATATCTGAAAATCAATATATATGCGAAGAATGTCAGAAAGAACACAGGCAACTTGCAGATTGGTTGGAAGAGCTAAAAACGTTGAGAGAAAAAAAGTAACTGGATTCCATGCAGTGAGAGGCTGCCGGAGAATGCAATGAATGTAATAGCACAATTTTCAAGTGGCACAGCAACAGAATTAAGATATGCAGGAAATGGTATTTTTGAAGGGATTTATGAGTATTCAACAAAAGTAATTATTGCCTGGATGCCATTGCCGGAACCGTACAGGGAGGGGTGAAGAAGATGAATAGAAAGGAAACTACACTTTTTCTGTCACATATTCTTGAACGTACAAAACTAAACGTCTTTGGAAAACATTATGCAAAAGAAGTGAGCATTGACCCGTGGACATCCAAGGCGAAACGCGTGGATTATATGCAGTTTTCACCCGGAGATCAAATATCCGTATCAGGGATAGAAAAAGGAATATTTACTTGTTACGAAATTAAAAGTTGCAAGGAAGATGTTTATAGTGGGAATGGACTGAATTTCTATGGAGAAAAGAACTATATAGTAACTACGATGGAGTGCTACAAAGATTTGTTGCCGGATTTACGAAGTGGAAAATTTGATGAACACTTACGCAAATGCAACCCGGAATCCTCTAAATATTGGGGAATTATGGTAGCAGTTCCATGCATGAAAGAGTTGGAGGATGAATTTCAGAATCCAACGGCAATAGATGTAAATGCGAAAAGTTGGGAGCTGAAAGTGGTAAAACCTTGCAGAAATGGACCAAGGAACAGGTCTATGACAGAATTACTTTTTTGTATGTTAAGGAGTGGAAGATAATGAGACTGATTGATGCGGATGAATTTTTGAAAAAACTAGGAAAGGAAATTGAAGGAGCTGTAGAGAGGTATTATGAAAACGATAAAGATAGCTTTTACGGAGGGATATGCAGTGCGTGTGGAGAAATCAGAAGCATGATATCAAATCAGCCAACAGCCTATGATGTGGACAAGGTTGTGAAGCAGCTAGAGGTTCTGTCCGACCGTGCAGATTATGATATGTCTGTGTGTGAGAAAGGTATGTACCAATACTATGATGGATTCGGAGATGGCATTGATAAGGCTATTGAGATCGTGAAAGGCGGTGGAAGAGATGAATAGAGAGATTCTTTTTAGAGCGAAGAAAATAGATAATGGCAAGTGGATAGATGGATATTTGTTTGACGATGGCTACCCAAAACCTAGGCACGTTTTTGTAGGTGGTTTGGTGATTAATGAATACAAAGGAACGGCTTGTGATGAATGGGATATTAATGCAATTGATTTTGCGGATGTTAAACCGGATACGATTTGCCAGTACACAGGACTGACCGACAAGAACGGAAAGAAAATCTTTGAGGGAGATATATTAAGAGGATTTCAATATCCATTCTGTCATGATGAAGAATACAACTATTACGCAGAGATTATTTTTGCGAATTGTTCTTTTATGATTTATACACACAAAAATCCATCATCTTGTGTTAGAGGAATATCTGATGGGAATACAGAATTGATGGAGTGTTGGGTAAGTGAGGATTGGGAAGTTATTGGCAATATCTATGACGATCCTGAACTGTTAGAAGATAAGGAGAATAGCAATGGCAAAGATATTTAAAGTAAGCGGATATTTGGTGGACGTTGAGGGAGATATTGATGCGAGTGAGGTTGTTGCGGAAATCAGTTTCGGTTTAGATGGGATGATAAACCAGCACATCCATGTAGAAGAAGCAGATATTGGACGTTGGAGTGATGAAAATCCATTGAATTACGGCAACTGCGATCTTGCGGAATGCGAGAAGCATTTCAAGAGAAAAGTTCCAGTAGATAACGACAGGAAAGTTGAGATTGGTAAGATCTACAGACATTTCAAAGGGCATACGGTTAAAGTGATCGCAGTCAGCCAGGATACAGAAGCACCGGGACAATTCTATGTAGTATACGAATGTGAGGACGGAGCAATTTGGTGCAGACCTTATGGAATGTTTGTGAGCGAGGTCGATCATGTAAAATATCCGGACGTGCAGCAGAAATACAGATTTGAATTAGTAGAAAAGGAGAGGGGCAGGTAATGACTAAAGACATTTTAGATAAGGCAAAAGAATTGGAAAGAGACATTGAAAGTCTTAGGATTTTAATTAAAGAGAAGGAAAGCGGGGACGGATTGTGCGTATCCAGTTCATTCCCTTACAATTACGGACAGTCAGTCCGATTCCAGAAAGAGTTGTGTGACTGGATGAAACAGAAAAAATCAGAGTATGAAAAAGAATTGGAGGCATTGTGAAGTGTCTGAGAAAATGACAAATGCTGACCGCATCAGGAAAGCGACAGACAAGGAACTGGCTGATATGCTGTGCGAAATAACAAGATGCTGCTCCGACTGTATAGCACAAGAAACGTGCTGCAAAGGGCATACAGGCTATGAAGATTGGCTTGCATCAAAAGAATGGAGTGATTTTTCATGAAACGAAGTACGGAAGAAAGAAGTTGTCCAGCTGAAATGGACAATAATTTTCAGACGCATTATAAACGGCTTGAGAAGACAAGACCGCCAATAGAAGCGTTGAGGAGGTTCAAGACTCCAGCGTATGAGGCTGTAACCAGGCAGCAAAGAGCATATTTAAAGGAAGAACCGGATGAGTGACTGCGTAGACATGGAATAGATATTAGAACTGGAATAGTGGAATAAAGTGTACTGAGGCAGATGATTGATAAGCGGTCATCTGCTTTTTCGTGAAAACGCTTGACTATCGGGAATCAATGTGATGTAGTATATATAGGTTAAGGAGTGTTTTAAAATGGAGGTACAAAAATGCGAAATGTGACAGTTTTAATTAAAGATGCTATGATGGATGATGATTATAAGTTAAAGGTTAATTTGCTTATCGCCGGACTCATGGGCGAAGAATTGGACGTGGATCAGGAAAAGGATGATAACAGGCGGCATATGCTGAAAGAGATATCGTACTATTGCGATAATGCGAATGAATCAGGAGAAAAGAGTGACTACTTAAAGAGGACTTCCGAAAGGATAAAAAGATATTTGGGTTGATTGACGAAGAAGAATGGTAGGTGTCTATTTTTAATGAAGAATAGGACAAAAAGAGCTTGCATTGACTGTGGTAAGGCTTTCTATGGCGATCTCGATAAATTGTACTGTGACGAATGTGCAAAAAAAAGAAAGTCTGACGTAATGAGAATCAGGACGTGCAAGATGTGTGGAGCCGAGTTTAGTGGTGGACCAAGGGCGTTTTACTGCCCGAACTGTAGGGTCATAAGGAAAAGGGATGCCGAAAAGAGACACAGAGAGAAAGGAACTGCAAGACCGATCGGGAGTGTCGCAAAATGTGAATGGTGTGGTGTGGAATATGTAGTAAATTCCGGTCGTCAAAAATATTGCTCAGATGAATGCCAACGTGAGGCGGTATTGGAATGGCAGAGAGATCATAAGCAGAGGTATAATATAGAATCAGGTCAATATGATAAAAAGATAGAGAAACGAAAGAATAGTCTTAAAATCTGTGTATACTGCGGAAAACAGTTTCATTCTGATGTTGCAACAAATCTTTGCAGTGATTATTGCAGGAGAAAGCAGAAACAAATTCACATGAGGGTTTCAGATGCAAAGCGTGGAGTAAAATCCAATATTGAGCAGTTGATGCAAGAAAGAAATGATTATAGGAAAAGTATAGCGGAGAATTAAAAAGCTCTGTCCAATGTGGCAATTTACTATTGCGTTCCAAAAGTCCGAAGGGTGGCGTTTTTAGGGCGTTTTTAGGGCAAGAAAATCTCCCGGAAGAGTTTCCGCAAAAAAGATGTCGGTACTTTTTCAGGAGGTCTAAAATCTGGATGCTGAAAAATGAGTCAATTTCAGCGTCCTTTTTTGATGCGATTTTGCTGTGTGAATAATACTATAATAATGAGCCGTGATATCGCTGTGCGTTCGTATGCGACTGAATTTGATGCCTTTTAAGCATATTTGATAATTTGCTCGCCTATTAAATAAAATGCCTTAAACCGTCAAATACAAGCTTATAATCGTATTTAGCATATCACGATTAAAATATAAATTCAATTCCATTTTTGTCCGATCCATGGTATTATACACTCATAAAAGGAGATTAGGAACATGGATAAAAAGCAAATCTGCATCAAATTCGCTCGGGAGGTCTGCAATATATTGGATATATCTGTACCAGCTATTAAATTCGTTCCATCTGATCGAATGCGGACCAGTACACAAATAGCAGCATTAACTGGTCCGGAATGATGTGACCGTATCGCCTGAGCTGTTCTTTGCGATTGCTCACGAACTACGGCATTCTTATCAGATTGCTAACGGTGCAGACCTGAAAGAGTATCAAACAAGTGACATAATAGGCGATGAGAAGTACAATCTCCAACCGTTGGAAGTAGATGCAAATGCATTCGCCGCCCTGATTATGTCCGACTTCTTTGGAATCGTTCCACGTTTTCAGAATCTGCCGGAATCCGTCCGGAACGCAATAAGCAGCCGTATGGAACAGATACGAAAAGAATACGAGTAAACACTAATAAGCCAATCCCCAAAAGTCGGTGTTGGCTTTATTTTTACAAAATATTAACTTCTGCCCGGTGCGGAATATGCTGCAACAACTCCGCTGGATTGAGATGTGACCGGGGCATCGTCCCAGTGTATACAGTCACACTTTTCGTTTTTGACTGACTGGCACAGGTTCAGCCATTCTTTTTCTGTGATTTTCATTTGCGTTTTCGTCCCCTCCCGTCCGTTTTTTGTACTGGAAAAAGCCGGAAATTATCCGGCTAATTCCTTTCTAATCTTTTCGGCTACTCTTTCTATGTCTTCGAGTAGCTGCACTACTTCACTGGCAGAATCAAGATTGCTTTTCTGCCAGCTCTGTAGATTTTCTCGCCGGTAGTCGGCTGTCAACTGGATAAGCTGACACAACCGCCGGACTTCTGTGTCGGTCAACGTAAACTTTTTCATCTTCCCGCCGCCTTTCTAGTTTAATGCTTTGTCAATTCCTTCCGCTAAGTGTGGAAATGCTTCTTGCACTTCTTGCATCGTGTCCGCTTCATAGTCTCCGATGCACTTATTATCCCTGTAGAGATTGCCACAGTACACGCAATCTAAATCACTAAAACTCCAATCTATTCCGGTTACTTCTTTCGGCTTGTGGCTGTACCACATGTCAATATTAATCATGCTCTTTCCCTTTCTCGCCTGCCATCATCAGCACAACGGGGCGAATCGTTGCGGACGCTCCACGGCGGGAGCGTTTCGGCTTACATATTTTCTAAAACTCCAAGAAAGCAATTTTCAATTTCCAGCATATAACCATTATTTCTATCCACCCCGTTTTTCCAGCGTGTAAGTTCCTTCTTAATTTCTTTCAGTGTTCCGATTTGATTTACCGGACAGCTAAGACTTTTTAGCTGCTCCAGTGTTCCCAAAAAATAATCGCCATAATAATTGTCATGTGCCAAAATCATATTGTTTTTTTTCGCCATTATTTCATACATGCCTATTTTTTTCATATTAAATTTCCTTTCTAGTCTGCCATCATCAGAGCCGGGAGACTGTCCCGCGGCTGACGGTCATTTCTGACCGTTTCGGCTTATATGTGCTCAATCCTAAATCTTTCTCTTGTGTCTTTCGGAAGAACAAGGTTAATAAAATCTTCCGCAAGAACTAAAGTGTCAAACTGTGCCACTTCCCTATCAAATGGCTTTTCGAATTTGCTCGTGTAGCATGTTTCTACGACTTTCCACTTCATCATATTAAATCCCTCACTTTCATAGAATTATGACTTTCTTTTTCTGTTCTCTGCATTTCTTAAAATCTCTTTCATATTGTCCGCTGTCCTTTCTATGCTGTAATTCTTTCGAATATTTCAATTGTTAATTCCGCAAGTGCACGCTTTTTGTTTGATGTGTACCCCTTTCTTTTGCTCTTAAGTGCTTTTCTTGCGGTTGCTAAGTTATTAATTCCCCAACTTGCCGCCGCCCTTAATTTCTCCACTTCCTCAGGAACTAACTTAATGGCTTTTAATGTGTACTGGTTGATTCTGTAATCATCTTTATCGCCCGGGTGTAAGTCCTGAGCTAGTGGGATATAATCATCATGCCCCATGTTTTCGCCTATGTTCCAAACGAAATAATTTGACGGGATTTTTTCAACAACCTCGAATTCGTGCTGATTGAATATGCTTTTGTCTTTTATTGTCATTTTGCTTTTACCTTTGCCATATGTTACTATATGACTACCTTTCTTTTTTGATTGGTGCCGCCGTAGTATTGCAGGATGTCCGGCGGCTTTTTACTTTTCTTATTCTTCCTCGTCCTCGTCCTTTACATCTCTGTAAAGGGCAAGCCATTCACCGGGCGTCAACATATCCTCCCGATCTTTCATACTGAACAGGTACGACAAGACGTACGCTGCTGAATATGGAATAATTGTTACTGTAGTTACTAAAAAAACAATGATTTTTTTCATTTTTATTTCCTCCTTATTAGTCTAAAATTTGTTTTTGTTATTTTATAGTTATATTATATAGTGATATCTTGGCATTGTCAACAACTATTTTATAATTTTATAGTTATATTTAGATATTGCGTTTTTGGGTTTTGTCTGCTATGATAAAGAAAAAAAGAGGTGACATCATGCAGACGAAAACTATAAAAATGATATGCGGTTATAGAGAAATTCCAGTTTCAGACCTTGCGGAAAAACTGAACAAATCAACATCTAATTTTTATCAGATGTTAAAGCGCGACAACTTCCGAGAATCGGAACTGGAAGAGATTGCTGACGCTCTAGGGTGCAATATCAAAATATCTTTTGTTGACAAATCCACCGGGAAAGAATTTTAATTTCCTCCGTTTTCTTTTTTTTCTGCGACTGCCTCAGGTTTTTCAATTAATCAGATCGCTTGCTTATGTCCTCATTGTATTGAGTGGTTCGGGGCGTCCGGTTGTTTGTCCTGTGTGGCTGTTTCTGTATCTCGTTTACAGTTATTATAATACATGATATTAGGCACAAATACAATAGGCACATTATACAAATATTAGGCACAAGTACAATAGCGTTTTTGTCTATTATTTATTAAGCACAAATAAGCATTGAAAATAAGGCGTTAATATACTATAATGAAAGAAAATAGGAAGGGAGATGGAAAGATGCCAGAATATACAGAGAAGCAGAAAGAACAACGTAGAAAAGCAGTTGCGGAATATATGAAAACAGTTGATCGCGTTAATTGTCAGTTTCCGCTTGGAACTAAAGAAAGAATAAAAGAGCTTACCGGGAAAAGCTGCAACGCCTTTATAAAAGAAACAATATTAAAAGAACTGGATAAAATAGAAAGAAAGAAAGCAAAAGCGAATTAAGCACAAATATTTCTATATACATGTATTGACATTAGGCACAAATAAATATATAATAATACTTGTAAGGAGCACAGCTTACAAGTCACCAGTGGCAAGCTGGAGAAAGGAGAAAACATGGAAGAGATGACCAAGGAAGAAATGCAGAGATTCTTGAACAGAGAAGCTGAAAAGGGTACAAACGAATACGAGGCATTGAAAGCACTGGCGGATATTTTGGGGATAAAGTTTCCAGAATTGAAGAAATAAAAAAGAGCTGACGGAGCAGCTCAGACACACAAGAGAGAGCGGAACTTGCCACCGCTCTCAAGTAAATTAATTATAGCAGATTGGATAAAATAAATCAATTACAAGAAAGGAAAATAGATATGAAAAAATATGAATTTACCGGAACGAACGAATTAACAGAAAAAGCTTTCCAGGTTTACAGTAATAGCTCTTTTACGTTCTGGAAAGATGGAGATACATTTTACTATAGCGACAATCCGAACAGCGAAAAAGTAGAACTTGGAACGCTGGAAGATGCAAACGAGTTTCTGGAACAGTTTGCAGAGTAGAGGAGGACGACAGGGTGAAGATAAAAGGAATTGGAACCATAGCAAAAAACAAGGCTATGGAGATATTGACCGCAGAGGGCAGAAAAGCCGTTAGAAGCGGAGATATAACCACGGAAGAGCTGGCAGAAATGTACAAGTTGCAAAAGGTCAAAGAGGCTTGTGCAATCGGTACTTGTACCGACAGCTTCAACAATTCTTATAAGTGGGTGCCGGATGAACTAAAAGAAGATCTAACACCGGACCAGCTCGGACGGCTCACAGAATCGTTTTACGAATGTTATGGAGCTGGAAAAAATGATGTGTAAACGAATAAGAGCGGGGTTTTGCCCCGCTCTTATTCTCACGTTAAAATATTCAATCCGTGTGACACCGACATCATTTTGAATGCCATTATTTCAATCCTTGCCCGGCGGAATTGCTGCCGGAACCGCATCGGAAAGCGTCCATTCCATGCGACAGCATTATAATATCATGGCTAATCTGATTAGTCAAGATATGTAGCCCTTTTGGGCTGTCTTTTTTGCACTTCCAGAGAGTGAAATATGCTTGGTATACCGGTTTGTAACCGGTTGGTATACCACTCGGTAACCTAGATAAGAATAGAATAGAGAAGAGAAGAAAAGAATATATATTATATCTTGTGCATTTCGCAAGCGGATGCACAACTTTTTTGATTGGGGTTGACACCTGCAAAATATTAGATTAATATATTAACCAAGCAAAGTGAATAGGCAGTATATAGCCAGATTATAATATATACAATTCTTGGTAGTCCTTAGAGACCGTGACCCGTATAGCAGATATACGTTACTGCATAATTGGGAGCGGTCTTTTTTATTATACTTTTGCAGTTTGGAGGTGAACAAAAATGAAAGACAATACAGATATTACATCTGCTGGAATAGAGATATATAGACATGACATTAATTATTACGCTGATGAGTATATCAGAAATGAATTAGAGATAGACCATGTAGACCAAGAAAGTAAAAAGATCGTAAAAGATAGCTTTGTAGATATGCTTTTTTATATTTCAGATCGCATATCTAAGCCTGATAATGCTGATATCAAAGCATTAGATAATATATTTAGTGTGTATGTAAGATTGTGTAGTAAATATAGTGTCAATCCTACACTGGAAGCATTTAGTTTCTTGGTGGATATCAATAGGGCAACGTTTACATCATGGAACAATGGTGATTATCGGACTCAGGAACACTCTGACACGGTTAAAAAATGGATGAACATTTGTAAAGGCTTTTTAGTGAATAATCTGGGGAATAGCAAGGGAACGGATGCCAATAAGATATTCATCGCCAAAGCTGCTTACGGCATGGCAGAGACGAAAGCAGTGGAGCAAGAGCAGATCACAGGAGCGAAAAAGAGTATTGAACAAATCGCTGCCGACATCGGAGCAGATCCCAAAGCACTTCCAGGTGATGCGGATACAGATGATCCGGTTGACTTATTTTAACAAGCGTGTAGCACATAATGCTAAACTAAAATTAAATAACAATATATTGTGTTTGTTCAAAATAGCATACAAAATATAGTGCATAATCTATACTGAAAATGGTTATTTATCGTATAGATACATATGTTCTGGTTGCTGATGCACCGCTTGCATTTTAGCATTGCTTGTTGCTGGAGATCCCCCGGCAGGGGTTGTAGTGGATGGTACACCCGGCACAGCCTCACCCCGAAAAATAACGACCAAAAACAAAAAGGCTCTTTTGGAGGATGGATATGTTAGTTAAAATCACGATGATATTAGTCGTCATCAGCATTGCACTTCTGATAACGTCAAGGATGTATGTTAGGACGCTAGGCGTTACAGATCAGCTAAGAATTTCTGTGAAAAAGGAATACAAAAAGGGAGAGGAAATACTCTTTACCCTGTTCGGATGTGCCTACATGGTTACGTTCGCGATGGTAGTTGTAACAATTATCAGTTTAATTATTAAGTGTCTGTAGGATACGTTTTGAAAGGATAACGAATGACAACAGTAAATATTCTTGGAACTGAATACAAGGTTTATCGGGAGCCGTTCAAGGACAAAGATGTTGATGGTTACTGTGATTATACGTCAAAAGAAATTAAAATCAGGGATGATAACGTCAATGAGGTTGGTGATTTCGATGGGTTGATGAGAAAGCAGTTGCGACACGAAATCATTCACGCTTTCCTCGCTGAAAGTGGTTTGCAAGCCAATTATGAGCATTACAGACAATTTGGACATGACGAAACTATTGTTGACTGGTTCGCTATTCAGTTCCCGAAGATGATTAAAGCGTTTGAGAGCGTGAATGCGATTTGATGAGGTGAATATGGATAATACGATTTATGGGGATGTTAAGTTCATCATTCCAACGTATGTAGTCGAAACAAAAAAAGGTGAGTATCACGTTAGTGGCACTATGTGTTCGATAGATACGGAACTGGGCATCATCTGTTTTTATGATAATGGATCTGTGCAAGCTATGTTTCGATTGGAGGATGTGAAAGCTTTTTGGAGGATTATCTGATGGGCGAGAAAGATGAAAGCAAGTATGCATATGGCGATGTGCTACCTACAGGAGAATTTTATATGCAAGGAAGTTTGATTCAGGATGACTTGATTCATGATATTTTCAAAGAACTGGTTGCTGATGCCGACATAAAAGTTGGTGAAGGGGAAATTGCCAATGAGTTCAAAGTTTCTTTGAGCTTTGATGCAGAACCTTTGAAAAAGACATTTGCTTGGAAAGTATTGTTCGGTTCAAACAACTGGAGAAAATATCATGGTTTCAGAATGAGGAGGAAGAAGAAATGTGGGTAATATTTCTTCTGTCCGTGCTTGCATTTAGCATAATCGCAATCGCAGTTGCATGGATAGGAAATAAGGTTTATCTCAGCATGAAAAGAGATGAAGCAAGGATAAAGAAGGAAATTGAAAAGGAGAACAAGGAAGAATGAAAAAAGGCGTACTTATTGGAATTATTGCGGCAGTAGCAATTACAGGTGGAATTTTCACAGTCAGATCTTGCAAATTTATTGACACAGGAAAAGTTGGAATTGTATACAACTACAAAGACGGAGTTCAGAAAGAAACACTTTCTCCTGGACTGAATTTCGTATCCCCGTTTAAAAAAGTAAAACAGTTTTCCACAAGTAATGAGATTCTCGTAATGTCAAAGGATAAGCGTGAGGGTAGTAAGGGTGATGACTCTTTTAAGGTTGCCACATCTGATGACGCAAGTATCTCTGTGAGTTTTCAGATGTCATACAGATACAATCCGGATACCGTAGTTGATACATACAAAAGGTTTCGCGGAATGGATGGAGATGACATTGTAGAAAGTCGTGTAAAAACTGTCCTGAAATCAAAAATTTCCGAAGTGACAACTGATTATTCTATGATGGATATCTATTCCGGCAATAGATCGCAGCTTAACACTGAAATTACAGAATATCTGAACAAAGAATTTAGCAAGAGCTATGGAATTGAAGTCCTTGATGCGTCAATTATTGATGTACACCCAGACAAGAAACTTAAGGCGTCTATTGACAGCAGGGTAACTGCATTACAGGAAAAACAGCAGGCAGAAGCTGAGCAGCAGAAAATCAAGGTTCAGAAAGAGACTGAAAAATTACAGGCGGAGGCTGATGCAGAAATTGAAATTACGAAAGCAAAGGCAGAAGCAGAGTCGAACAAAATTGTCAGTGAATCAATCACTGATGAGCTTATCAGAATGAAAGAAGCCGAAGCCAGAAACAAATTCGGATGGGTTACTGTTCAGGGAGCGGATACGGTAGTAACCGATAACAAATAGTCAGTAAAGACTTTAAAATCTCCAACTACTGCTTGAGGAACAAAAGAGCGGCGTGTAGGTTGGCGGTAAGACGATACGATACTTAAATAACCGCATAGTGCAACGCACAGCACGATAAATATTGCTGCTAACTGTCAGATGGCGGTTGCTGGTGGATATGCAAGTGGGTAAAGCGATCTAACTGTAAATTAGGTGTCCATGTGACTACGTGGGTTCAAATCCTACTCCACCAATTCCAGTGTGTGGCAACATTGGGACCTCCTTTTTATATGTATGAGTGACTGGGTTCTTTGCGGTACAGAGAGTAATTGAATGGCGATTCACCCAGTCAGTATGCCGTATTCCCATAATGGTATTGGAAATGCTTGCTAAGCATTCAGTCGGAAACGACTTGGAGGTTCGACTCCTCCATACGGCGTTGCGGATTAGTGGAACGGTTACCACGCAAGGCTCATAACCTTGAAAAGTCGGTTCAATTCCGACATCCGCCATTTCTGAGTTTTGCTGTTCTCAGAATGCTTTATGTCATGACATGACGCTCCTTATACTATCGCATTTTAAAAACAGCAATATGCTATCATAGCTCAATCGGATAGAGCGGTTGACTACGAATCAACAGGTTCCCGGTTCGACTCCGGGCGGTAGCTCTCTCCTGGTGGTGGGTGAGACCTCTTGGAGACCTTTTTCTTTCATAGTAATTTCCGGTAAGTGTACTGTATAGTTTAAGCGGCAGAATGATTAGCGAATGGCTAATAGGTTTCGGTTCGATTCCGAATGCAGTAATTTTATTGGGTAATAGCTCAACGGTAGAGCAACGGACTTTGACTCCGTATGTTGGGGTTCGATTCCCCATTACCTCGTAGGTCGATAGTTTAATTGGCAAAACAGCGGTCTCCAAAACCGCAATTATAGGTTCGATCCCTATTCGGTCTGTTCAAACATGATTAACTCAGTGCAGATGGATTTTTCAATCCTGCTGAGGTGCAATGGTAATGAGATAGGTTTATTCGGGATACTGGATTAACTGATTCTTTCCGGTGTGAGTGATTGCATTGGAGAAGATGGAAACCATCAACAATGCCTTGCAGTGTATCATCATAGAGAAGTCAATAGCAGAATCCTTGTGGTCAGCGTAGAATAGACGCTTGCAGTGCAAGAATAATCCGGTGATGTGAGTAGTGTGAGAGACTACGGACTAACTGGAAATCTCAAATAAGCTGATTTGCCTTGAATCTGAGAAATCAGAGTATAACACAAGAAATTCGTTAAAGTAGCGGTATGGCAGAAAACAATATGCGTATTTGATGTGGAGATGAAGTCCATAGGCAAGTAATACAAAAATATTCTGAAAGAACCGTGAAATTTGTAGGTATCAATCCTATGTGTGCTTAGACCATGGTAAGAAGCAAAGGGTCGCTCCCGGACGCTCAGACTTATCATCACACTGGCAGAATATGGCCTCTACCTTGATGAATAAGGGGAAACCCTAATCATGTTTGAAAATGTGAAAGCCGGATTTTTAGCTGCGGAGTTATCCGGAAAAGTGGATTTTACTAATTCGCTATGCAGTAATAGAACCGTAGCAGCGACAGGTGATTGCTGGTCTGTCGGCTAATGGGATGTAGCTCAGTGGTAGAGCGTTCGGCTGTTAACCGAAGTGTCGCAGGTTCGATTCCTGCCATGCCAGTTTCGTAAGAAAGGAGAATAATTATGACATTTAAAGAAGCATTTGAAGCAATGAAACACGGAGCGAAAGTGAAACTTCCATCATGGGCGGGATATTGGTTCTGGTGCATTCCGGTGCAGTCAATTCTGATGCATACAAAAGATGGTAAGGACATTGATGTCCGTAGCACCGAGTGTCCGGATTACACATTTACAAATATTTGTTCCGATGAATGGATTTTTGCGAATGACACAAACTGTCCGGCATTGGGTGGCGAAGCGACTTTTTCTTTCAGCGAAGCTATCAAGCAATTAAAGAAAGGGCGCAAAGTGGCTCGTAAAGGTTGGAATGGGAAGAAACAGTACATTCAGCTTGCTACTGGTATTTCTTACAAGACAGCGGACGGAGGGATTGTAAACTGTGAACATGATGCTATCGGAAACATGGCTATTGCATTTGTCGGAACATCAGGAGTACAAATGGGATGGCTCGCAAGTCAGGCAGATATGCTTGCAGAAGACTGGGTGTTTGCAGAGTAGGAGGTAGATGTAGCATGAAGAAATTATTTATTAGTCAGCCAATGAGAGACAAAACAGACGAGGAAATTCTTGTGGTTAGGGAAAAAGCGATCAAAAGTGCAGAAAAGCATCTTGGAGAACCAGTAGAAGTTATTGATTCATTCTTTCAATCTGCACCAGTAGGTGCGAAGCCATTATGGTTTTTGGGAAAATCTCTTGAACTCTTATCTGATGCGGACGTTGCGTATTTCGCAAAAGATTGGGAGAAATACAGAGGGTGTAAGATTGAGAATGCTTGCGCTGTTGAGTATGGGATTCCAGTAATTGAAGATTATACAGTGGAGTAGGAGAAAAGCTATGAAAGACTATATTGAAGTGAGCGAAAAAACATGTTGCGAAGTACATAATTGCATATGTGTAAAAGAAGTTGATGGAAAAACTTATTGCCGTGGTTGTGGAGACGTACAGCCAAAACAGGAGGACTAATTATGATTATCACAGGAATGAATCACTTTCAGAGTGTAGCAAAGAAGAAACTTGTTGAATGGTATCGGAAGAACAGATCAGAAACACCGATTGACTTAAGCAATGTTTTTGTGGTATGGAGTTGTAAGACTTTGCAGAACTACAAATGCCTTGCTTCAACCGATATCAGTGGAGATGGTATTTATGCTGAGTACACATACAACGGGGACAAACAGGCACTGTATGAAGATGTGTATGGAAAGATTACAAACACTTGTCATACAGAGGAATAACATGATCGTTAATGGTTGGTATTACTGTCCGGCTGGTCATAAGACTGGACAGCGGATAGAGAAAAATTCCAATATTGAGAATACGCCAATATGGTGTAAGCACTGTAAGAAAGCGTATTATCCGGTGATTAAGGATGGGAAGATAAATGAGAAAAAGTAAAATAATCATATGTGCCATTATGGTAGCGATGGTAAGCATTTTCCTTGTTGCTTGCTGCGGTCACGGAGAGAGTTCGGCACAATCAAAAACTGGAACAAAAACACTTAACAGGAACTATGTGTACGAGTGGATTGACAAAGATACGGGTGTGCATTATTGGGTATATAGGGAAACTGCTGGTGGTGGAGGTATGACGCCAAGATTGAGTGCAGACGGAAGCGTAATGGTAACAGTTGAATAATTAAGTGCCAGAGCCTAAGAGCCAGAGCCGATATTTGTGAGAAATTGCAGATATTGGCTCTTTTTTGATTTAGGGAGAAACATGGAGTTTAGAGAGTATAAGAGATTAGCAAACGCATTGAAAATGCAGGATACAAATAAATATAGTACATGGGATAATATTATGCAGTTGTGCCTGAATATGTATGAGGATAATCATGACTATCTGCAATACTGCCTGAAACTCTCAAAGGCGGTTAAGTTATCGGCTCAGAGATTACTGATAAAGAATCAGGATGTGCGGTTTGAAACCTTGTACTGGCAAGCTTTAAAGTTTGAGGCACCTCATTTGTTTGACAGCTATCTACTTTATCTTGAGCGAAAACGATTAGAACAGGATCGCTTCTACTCCCCGAAAAGGAAACAACTGAATAAGCATGGATTGATTCAGGCAATGCAGGATCTTGAGGATGACAAACTTGACATCCTTTCAATTTCCATGCCACCGGGAACGCAGAAGTGTCAACCTTTATATTCAAAGATATTGACGCCAAATGGATTTATACAAATGGGGGACGTCAAAGTAGGTACAAAGGTAATTTCTGGAACAGGAAAAGTAGCAACCGTACTTAGTATCTCACCAAGAAAGAAGCGAAAGATGTATGAGGTGACCTTCGATGATGGTTCCAAGACGAGATGTTCGGATAATCACTTATGGACGGTACAAACAAGAGATGATCGCAGACGAAAGAATAAAGATGGTAGCGAAAAATACAGGACAGTAGAGCTGTCTGAAATGCTTAAAAATTACAAGTTGGAGAATGGAAAGAGAAAAAATTATTCAATAGATTATGTTCCTAAGATCGATTGTTTTGAGAAAAAAGAATTTTCCCTGCACCCGTATGTTGTCGGTGCACTTATCGGAGATGGCGGATTAACTGGTGGTAGTGTTTCGCTAAGCTCTGTAGACAAAGAATTGTTGGATAGATTTGACAGTTTTTTACCTGATGGATATAGCTTGAAATATAAAGAGAGATGTACATATTTTGTTAGTGGACATGAAGGCTATAATGCAAAAGTTGGAAGCTTAGTCAGAAAAGAACTTGATAGGCTCGGATTATTCGGAAAGAAGAGTATAGATAAATTCATACCGAAAGATTATCTATATGGAAGTTATGAGCAGAGATTGTGGCTTTTGAGAGGTCTTATGGATACAGACGGATCTGCTTCAAAATCTTATTGTACATACGCTACAATTTCAGAACATCTTGCAAATGATGTATGCGAACTTGTTCATTCTCTTGGAGGTTATGCAAGTAAAAACAAACGTAAAGCCGGATATAAGAAAAATGGTAAGTATAAACAATGCAATGATTATTTTGAGATTATCATACAATTTACCTCTGGCATGGATAGTATATTTTCTCTGACAAGAAAAGCTGAAAAGTATACTCCAAAAAGAAAAGTTATGAAGAGATTCATATCAGAGATAGAATACATCGGTGAAGAAGAGTGCCAATGCATTTACATTGATGATGAAAGTCATTTATATATTACAGATGATTATATCATTACGCATAACACCACTCTTGAAAAGTTTTTCTGTTCATGGATAATCGGAAGACACCCGGATGATTTCAGTTTGTTTTTCTCACACAGTGGAGATATTACCAGAATGTTCTATGACGGGGTTATGGATATTACAACGAACTCAGATGAATATTGCTGGCAAGAGATTTTCCCAGACGTGAAATTTCATAGCACAAATGCCAAGAGAGAAACCATAAATTTCAATAAATACAAACCGTTCTCAAATATCCAGTGTACATCTGTTGGAAGTAAGAATGCCGGTAAAGTCCGTGCAAATAGATATCTGTATTGTGATGATTTGATTGGTGGTATCGAAGAAGCATTGAATAAAAATATTCTGGACAAGCTTTGGAGAATCTACGGTACTGACGCCAAACAGAGAAAAATGGATGGCTGCAAAGAAATCCATATTGCTACGAGATGGTCCGTGCATGATGTCATTGGGCGACTAATTGATATTTACGATGGAAATGACAGGGCAAGATTTATTGCCATACCGGACATAGACCCTATCACTGGGGAGTCGAATTTCGATTACAAGTACAATGGTTTCAGCGTTGAGTTTTTCCATGACCAGGAACTCACAATGGATGAGATCACCTACAAGTGTCTGTATAAGAATGAACCTATCGAACGTGAAGGACTCCTGTATACAGATGAAGAATTGCGGAGATTCATTACGTTGCCGGTTACTGAGCCTGACGCTGTATGGGGCATCTGCGATACGAAAAATAAAGGTACTGACTATTTGTTTTTGCCTTGTATGTTGCAGTACGGAAACGACTTTTATCTTACAGACTGTGTTTGTGATGATAATTCCAATTACGGAATCCAGTATGAGCGGACATCGGATTTGATAGTTAATACTAAAATGCAACAGTGTCAGTTCGAGTCAAACAATGGTGGGGACCGTGTAGCACTTGAAGTAAGTAAGCTTGTTGAGCAAAAAGGCGGTGCCTGCAACATAACCACAAAGTACACGGAATCTAATAAGGAAACAAAGATTATTGTCAATGCAGATTGGGTAAAGAAGCACGTCCTCTTTAGGGATCGTGAACATTATAAACCGAAAGATGATTACGGAAGAATGATGGGATTTCTGTTGAGTTATTCAGTGCGTGGGAAGAATCCACACGATGATGTGCCGGACGGATTGGCGAGTTTTGCATTATTTGTTACAACTGGTTTCGTTAGGGCGGCACAAATTATACAAAGTCCAATTTAAGGAGGATACAGAGAATGGAAATTACGAGAAGAGATATCGCAAATTATAACTTACTTGGAATCCTTCTTGAAAAGGATAAGAAAAAGCTTGAACGGTACATAGAAAAGCGTCCATCTTGTTATTCGGGAAAGGTTTATGGGTCAAATCCGCAGTTCCCGTATGAAGCAAGAGGATTTACTATTACTGGGTGTACGGAGTATGAGCAGCAACAGATGAAGAAATGGGAAGAAGATTGCCGAATAATTGAAGAGCAGATCCAATCAGACATTCGGTATCTGAATGAGCTGGAACTTGCGATTGACAATGTGATAGCAAATTGCAAAGACATAGAGGACAAGGCGATTCTTGAGTACACAAAGGACGGGTTGTGTCAACAGGAGATTGCAGAAATAATGTGTATGGAGCGTTCTACTGTATCAAAGAGGTTGTCAAAATATGTTTCCCGATAAGGTTTCACACAATTCACAATTAAGAGTGCTATACTTATAATCGAAGAAATTGTAATTCGTTCATTAGAGAAAGTCTTGCGTGATAATGTCGCGTGAGGCTTTTTCTTTTTGCGTAAAGGTAGGTGGGATTCGGTGTCTGAGGACAATAAAGTATTTACATACCCGGAATTTACCGGCAGACGTCGGATTTATACGGATGTGGAAAAGATTACAAAAGAAAATATCTTTCAGGTGTTGGAAGAAGCGATGCTTGTCCACATGGAAAACGCAAACAATATGATTACCTTGATGCGGTACGAAAAAGGTATTCAGCCACTTGTGAGAAAGAAAACGATCCGTAAGGACGTTGATATCAGAGTGCAAGATAATCTTGCAAACCAAATTACCGAGTTTAAGCTCGGATATGTTTGGGGGCAGCCAATCACTTATGTGCAACGTGGAAACAAGGATTTGAGCAAATCTACAGATAAACAGAACAATTCGCAGGATGATGCGATTTCCATGTTGAATGAGCTGAATGATTCAGAATATGCTTTTTCAAAAGATCAGGAGCTTGGCAGATTTGTTGAAATTAACGGAATTGGTTATCAGTTCGTTGATATCAAAAAGGTTTATGATGGTTTAGCTCCATTTGATCTTGCAACGCTAAATCCCTTGTTTACGTTCTGCATCTACAGAAATTCAGCGTTACAAGAAAAGATTGCTGGTGTTACTTTCCGCAGGACGAAGGACGGGACGGTGTACTATACAGTGTTCACGCCGGATACTCGCTATGAGATTAAAGATATGCGAGAAATTATAAATGGAAATAAGCCTGAAAATCCGTGGTCATTTATGGGGAGAAGCGGAGAGGCAAATCCGTTCGGCAAGATCCCGATTGTGGAGTTTAACCGGGCAACGGACAGAATGGGATGCTTTGAACGGCAGATTTCTGATATGAACGCACTGAACGTAGAGGTGTCTGATTTCGCCAACAGCGTAGCACAGACAACTCAGGAAGTATTTTTTGGTACAGGATTCGACTTGCCGAAAGATAGTGATGGTAAAACTCAGTCTCCTATTGGAGGGCAATGGATTATCGCACCGCAGAGTGGGAATGGTGGAACGCCAATGTTAAAGGCTGTTTCAAGCACATTTGATTATCAGGGCGTGCAAGAAAATATCGTAAGCAAGCGTAACATGATTTTACAAAAGGCTTACGTCCCAATTCAGACAGATCCCGGTGGCGGCTCTACTGGATCTGCAATGAATATGTCTTCTGGTTGGAGTGCTGCTGAAAACAGTGCTTGCAAGGAAGAACAGATTTTACGCCGAGGAAAAGCGGAGATTGTAGAACTTGAACTGATTGCAATTCAAAAAACAAACAGTATCCCATATGACAGTCCGCTTCGGGAATTAAAGTTTTCTGATGTTAAGCCAAAATTCATCAGGAACAAGACTTATGATCTTGCTACAAAGGTTAATTCAATGGTTGCAATGATTAATTCCGGAGTGCATGGACGTGTCGCTATGGAGCAGGTTGATTTATTCCCAGATGTGGCACAGGCATGGGCTGACAGTCGAAAAACGATTGAACAGTATCAGAAATCGCTTATAAAGAAAGATACTCAGCAGCAACCACAGAAAAGGGAGATGGCTGACCTGTCCGATCAAACGGGCAATTCACCGATTTTAGACGGAATGAGTACCAATGATGGTGGTGGTGACGATGTTCAAGAATCTTAGATTTGATGAATTAAACACTCTTGTCCAAAATGAACGCAGTATGCCGTTTGAAATGTATTTCGGAGAAATGAATCTTCCGGAAGAAGAAAAATCTGAAAGGATTCAGATGGCTAAAGAACTTGAAGAAGTGTTTATCACAACAATGATATGGCTGTTTACGATAGAGCAAGCGAATAATACCAATTACGAGCCTATTAGGCAGTGCATGGAAGATGATTACATGGAAGTGCTTAGGAAGTACGTTGAAGTCGATGATTACCTTAAAACGTATGTTAAGAGCTTTTCATACGATGTTGTAGACAGCACTAATCGGCACAAGAATGAACCTTATTACTATTCATTGGATAGAGCGAGGTTTATGGCTGAAAACGAAGTAAACACGGTGATAAACCACGCTAGACACATGGAAGCTGTGAATGCCAGAAAGACAATGAAACGATGGGAAGCAATCATTGATGAGGCCACTAGAAAAGACCACATCGAGATAAATGGAAAGTATATTCCGATTGGACAGGCTTTCCACGTTGGTGATTCATGGATGATGCATGCCAAAGATACCTCGTTAGGAGCATCGACAAATCAAATCGTGAATTGCAGGTGCGTAACCATTTATTTTTAGAAATTACAGTCATAAAAAATATGGCTGTTTTTCATACATGGCACAGAGAAGTGCCTTATCAAACGCGAAAGACAGAGAAGTCTATAATCGCGAAACGTAACTATGAGAGAGAACTCTAAACGCGAAAGAAAGGAACATGATAATTATGGAAGACAACAAAAACCTTGAGGGACAGGGACAGCAGAATCAGGATCCGGATAACACACCGGAAGAGAAAGAGCCTACTGTAGAAGAACTGATGGCGCAGTTAGCACAGGAAAGAGCCAACAGTGCAAAGTTGCAGAATGACTACAATAAGGCATCCTCAGAAGCCGCCAACTACAGAAAACAGTTAAAGGCTAAACAGACTGCGGAGGAACAGGAAGAAGAGGCTAAACGCGAGGCAGAAGAAGAGCGGAAGAGATATGTCAAAGGGCTTGAAGATGAAGTTAATATGACAAAGGCAGAGAAACGCTATCTTGCACTTGGAATGTCTGCTGACATGGCGAAGGATACGGCCAGGGCGGAGCTTGACAATGATATGGAGAAAGTGACAGAGAACATGGCAAAGTTCAAGGATGCTTCTATCAAAGAGGCTGAGACAGAATGGCTCAAGAGTAGACCGCCAGTAAATGCCGGACAGGGCGAAGATGAAGAGACTGATTTATTCCTGAAAGGATTCAACGGTTAATCTTCCTAGTATATACCGGGCACATAAAGATGTGTTCGCTGATTTCAAAAAGTTAGAAAAGGAGAATTGAAATGGCTGTTAATTACGCTGAGAAGTATTCACAGATCGTGGATGAAAGATTTAAAGTTGGTGCACTCACATCTGCACTTGTAAACTACGCATATGACTGGGTTGGAGTTTCCACAGTAAAGGTATTTTCTGTACCGACTGCAACAATGGGAGACTACAAAACAGACGGAGCTAACAGATACGGAACACCGGCAGAGCTTGAGAATGAAGTTCAGGAGATGATTCTCTCCAAAGACAGAGCTTTCACATTTACAATCGACAAGAAGAGCGAAGATGACACAATGGGAACAATGGCTGCGGCTGCTGCGCTGAGACGTCAGATTGACGAGGTTATTATTCCTGAGATTGATACATACCGTATCTCTAAACTGGTTGCCGGAGCAGACGTATCACACGTTGTAAAAGACGTTGCTGTAACAAAAGCAAACGCATATGAGAAATTCCTTGCTGTACAGGAGATTCTTGACAATGCGAAAGTTCCGACAGGTGGAAGAGTTTGTATCGTAACTCCGGGATTCTACAATATGCTGAAACTTGACGAGGCATTTACAAAGAAAGGCGATATGGCTACACAGCTTGCTATCACAGGACTTGTAGGTGAGGTTGATGGAGTTCTTATCATTAAAGCACCTGCATCTTACTTCCCTGAGAAAACAAACTTTGTAATCACTAACCCAGTGGTTATGCCATCACCAATTAAACTTGCTGAGTACAAGATTCATGAGGATGCACCGGGAATTTCTGGTAGCCTCGTAGAAGGACGTGTTCGCTACGATGCTTTTGTTCTGAATCAGAAGAAAGATGCTATCGGTGTTTGCCAGAACCCAGCAGACTAAGGAGTAAGAGATAATGATTATCACATTTGAAAAAAATGGAGTTAAGATGATCGTGGGGTCTGAAATTCAGGCCTCCGCATTTGCGTTAAGTGGATGGAAACGGGTGGTTCAGAAAGCCACTGATTCCGAGACAAAAAGAAGTGGAACGGCAGATGAGAAACAGAGGGCAGGACGACCACCAAAGAAATAGGTGATTGCATGGACAGCTTAGTATATGAAATAAGTGAAGAATTGATCGAGGAATTGTGCATATCGGAAAGTGCTGATTTGTTGGCTCTTAATTCCAAGATCAAAAATGCCTATCGAGAGGTAAAGAGGATAAGAAGTTATCCCGATGAATATAGCGATGAGATGATAGAAAAGGATATGGAGCGGTATTACTCCAATATTCGCAATCTTGCACTGTACGACTATAATCAGATTGGTGCTGAGGGGGAAAGTTCTCATAATGATAACACTGGAACTAGGACATGGGTTCAGCGAAGCACGTACCTTGAAGGAGTTGTTGCTATATGCACAGTGGTTTGAGAAAGGTATAGGTGATCCGATTATCTCCCGGCAACAGGGTTAAGTTGCAGAAGATTGTGCGTGACCAATACGGTGACTGCCGGAAAGGTCGCAGGGACATATACGCATTTTAGGTGGAGGGTAGCGTATTGAGAAACTTGAAAAGAAATACACAGAAATTATGGTATGCAAATTACGTCAAAGACGTACATATTTTGGATGAAAATGGTGACGATACAGGAGATTGCGACAGTGGTTACAGTTCTCCTGTATCTTTTTATGCTTCATTGTCAGCAAGCCGTGGAACTGCGTATGCAGATGTGTTTGGAACGAACCTTGACTATACAAGAACGTTGTCCACAGTAGAAAATCTTCCGATTACAGAGGAGTCTCTTATTTGGAAAAGCAGACCGGATGTGAATGCAGATGGAACCACTGACGGTGAATCGGCTGACTACACTGTTGCTGGTATCGCAGACGGCTTGAACGGCGTCGTTGTCGCACTGAAAGCGAGGAAAAAGAATGCCTAAGTACACAGTGGGACTGTCAGCGAAAGATTTCAGAGGGCTTGGTCGAAAGGTTCGGCTATATAACAACCGGATACAGGAGAATTGTGAAGAGTTCGCTTACAGGCTTGCAGAGGAAGGTATAGCGATCGCCCGCATAAAAATATCCGGCAAGGATGCTGTTTATACAGGAGAGCTTTTAAACAGCTTGCAGCTTGAACAGGGAGATATCATCTACAATGGTGCGACATATGTTATTTATACCGATTGCCCGTGGGCTGCGTATGTTGAGTTTGGAACGGGAGTAGTAGGGGAGAAGTCGCCTCATCCCAACAAGTCCATGGCGGGATGGAAGTATGATGTGAATAGCCATGGCGAAGCTGGCTGGTACTACTTTAAAGACGGAGAATGGCACTGGACAAACGGTATGATTTCCCGTCCATTCATGTATGAGACTGGACAACAGTTAAGAAATATGGGCGTGATAAGCCGTATTGCAAAGGAGGTGTTTGGAAGTGATTGACGCATCTAATAGGGTTCTGACCAATATAAAAACATATGTGGCAGAAACTTGTAAAAATGTATCCAATTATTCCAGCAAGTCACCACCATCATTTCCGGCAGTATCAGTCGTGCAAATTGACAACACGGATGCTTGCATGGATCTTGATAATTCAGAGAATGCTGTAAAATCGGTGATGGAAATTCAGTGCTATTCCAATAAGAACATTACCGAATCAAAAAATATCATAAATCAATGTTGCGATGCTATGAGAAAAATGGGGTATGCTCGGTCATACGGTCCAAAACCCGTTGAAAATGCATCAGACACAAACATTTATCGTACTGTGGCGAGATTTAACAGACTTGTTGCATCGGTGGATGAAATAAAGAAATTTGAAACTAAGGGAGCGTAAAACTCCCTATTTTAATGTGTATTTTACCGGATGTCGCTAGGAGACATTCGCTGACCGCAATAGTTAGCGGTAGAAAGGAAGAAGAAATGGCAAACGCAGAAGTAAAAGCATTGAGTACGATTAATACAGTCCTGAAATGTGGTGACACTGGTGCGACGGTTGCAAAGCTGTGTCCTATTAAGAACTACCCTGATCTCGGTGGAGATCCTGAGAAAATTACAGTAACCGATTTGGACGATGAGGATGAAGCGTCTATTCCAGGAGTTCGCAGTGCAGACGATATGCAGTTCACAGCGAACTACACGAAAGAAACACATAAGGCAGTTCTCGCAAAAGCTGGTAAGAAGCAGGTGTTTGAGCTGGATTTCGGTGCTGATGGTAAAGATGGTCAGTTCTCTTGGACAGGAGTTCTGAGCGTAAAGGTCAACAGCGGTGATGTAAACGCTGCACGTGAAATGACCATTACGATTGTAAGAGACTCTGCGATCGAATCAGAAGCGGCAGCCACAGCATTCGCATCTTAATATGCTGATACTGTTTAACATTGGAATTTGCTAGAGCCGCCTGGTGGCGGCTCTTATTTTTTATCCAGTGTGTCGTAAAGCCCCCTGCTTTAGCTATGGGGATATAAGACTGAATAAAGGACTGCAAATGCAGTCAGCATAGTAAACGTAAAACAATAGAACATATGAACTGCACCGCAGGGCATACGGGAACAGTATAATCTAGCTTGTGGACACTGTGTAAGACATTGAGATACCGAATGGTATCAGCCAATGCAGTAGTGGTTGAAGCAAGAATTCCCATGCTTTATCTGTGGGGAGTGTCAATAGGAGAGTTAAAAATGGTAAAGGTAACGATCAACAGAAAAGAATACAGAGTAAAAGAAATGCAGTTTGGAGAATACGCAAAGATGGAAGAACAGGGATTCTCAATCATTGATGCGTTCCGTAAGAAACAGCTCTTACTTATCGCAATGGGATTTACTTGTGTGGCGGCAGACTGCGATCGTGAGGAGGCTGAGAGACTGATTACTCAGCACGTACTTGGCGGTGGAAACATTGTTGATATCACAAATGCTTTTGCGGAGGCAGTGTCAGAATCCGATTTTTTCCAAAAAATGCTCGGAGTGACTCAGACGGAAACTCCGAAAACTCAGAAGAACAAAGAAGACGGCAAGGATCAGAAGCAGGAAGATTAATTAAGGCGGAAAGCTATACGCAGTTCATTTATGAGTATTGGCTGCCAATAGCTGCTAGATGTGGAATTGGCTACTCGGAATTTTGGAATATGACTCCGAGAGCATTGAGCGTCTACAAGAAGCAGCAGGAAGATCGTGAGCGTGAAGTAGCTGTAATGCAGGATATATCTGCATGGATGAATGGATTCTATGTACTGAAAGCGATTGGATGTGTCTTGTCTAAAAAAGCATCATACCCTGAAAAGCATATGATTGTTGGAAATGAATATTCGGAGGAGCTGACAGAGGAAGAACTGGAAGAGATCATTGACCAAAATACGCAAATAGCAGCAGCTAATTTCGCAGCATGGGCGAATAGGACAAACAATACGGACTCGAGGTGAGAGCAGTGGAAAATGAAATTGACAGACTTGAAATAGTCGTTGAGGCAGAGGCGAGTCGTGCCAATCGAGCATTAGGAGCCTTAGATAAAAAACTTGAAAAAGTAGCAAATTCACTTGAAAAGGTCATGATTATGGCTCAAGGTGGATTTTCTTTCAAAAACGTTGATTTTGATAAACTGCTTTCCGGTGATGCCATGAAAGCGTCCGCCAAAAAACTTGGCAGGGATTTAGCAAATGATCTCATAAGGAATTTCAATCTAAATCTTGCGGGTGCAGACGTTCAGAATCAGGTAAAATCCCTTACGAAAAAAATCGCCAAGGGGCTTGCGGCAAATTCCGGCAATCCTTACAAAGGCTTTACGGAAGATATTGAGAAGTTGGGAAATCTTACTGCGAAGAACGGTTCTATTGCAAAAGAGACGGCTGACGAATATAGAAGACTCTATGAGTGGATTAATAAGTCAGGAAAGATTAAGTTGAACCCTGAAACTGTGAAATCCATTGGAGATAGCTATAAGGAACGTTCTCCGATATTAAAAAAGAAAATGTCAACAGGTAGCGGAACGCCTATGGATGAGTATTACTCAGCACTGCAAAGCCAATTTCCGAGTATCTTGAAAGAAAGTGGAAGTGTTGAGGATCAGTTTGCTCAGCTTGACAATGCCATGAAGCATTTTTATGACACTTCCAAAGGCTATGAAAAACCAAAGGGATTTGAAGATTCTGCTTATGACAGTGTAATTGAGGGCGTAAATAATCTCGCAACCGGCATTAAAGCTGCAAAAGAAGAGTCCAGCCAGCTTTCAAAATCTGTTAAGGGGGTTGAAGATACTGGAAAATCTCTTGCTGAGTTATTCGGTGCTCAGATGGATTTGTCTGGACTTGAGAGGGCGAATGAGATTGCGAATAGTCTCAAACGCAGCACCGGAAGAACTGCCGAGCAGAAAGCTACTAGAAGCGACTTGAAGTATCCGGCAGCACCGCTTGATGATCTTAATAAGAAATTCAAGGATTCTATGGTGACAACGGATTTTTCATCTATGGAAGCGATTGAGCTTCAGGGTGAAATTTCAAAATATGAACGTGCGTATACCCGTGTCAAGCAAGCAGTAAGCGATATGGTTACCCTGGAGGGTACAGACACATTAGGTGGAAAAGACTGGTACAAAAAAATTATGCAAATGAACCAGTATGAAAATGCCATCTATGCAGCAACTGAGGCTCTTGGAAAGTTAAACGCTGAAAGCGAAAAAGATTTTACTATTACACGTGAAGAATCAACACCAGCTACTGCACCGACCGAGCAAAAAGCACATCAGGTTTCCGCAGAATCTATGGGATATGACCCGGAGGCGATGAGAGCAACCTTTGGCGAAGAAGTTGCACAGTATAGAAATTTCAGTGATGTAGTTGATGGGCTTGGTGTTAATGCATGGAAAGCTGGCAGGTCGTTGAATGAGCTTGATTCTTTCATGAACTCTCGCACAGCAAATACATTCAATGAGCAAATAAAGCGATTAAAGGAAACCCTTGGCGAATTAGCGTCTAAGGGATTTACAGAATACGACCCGGAATATGATGCTGTTGCAAGAGAGTTAGCAGAAGTTGCAGCCGCAAAGAAGCAGTATGATAAAGAAATGCGTGATGCTGCGAAATCTGAGTTATCTATTGACACGAAGACTGCACAAGAGGGAATTAATACACTTGAGTACAAAATAAAACAGTTGAAGCAAAATCTTTCAGACCTTGGAACTCAAGGATATGGACAGGGAGATTCAGAGTACGATAGAGTCGCTCTTGAACTGGAAAGGGTTACAGCCGCAAAGAAGCAGTATGATAGGCAGATGCGGACGCGTGTAAAGGCTGAAATGGGAGCCGAAGAGGCTAAACGTGCTGCCGCTGCGATGAGCCGAGCCACGAAGATTGCAAACGGGTTCAAAAGAGCTGTCGGTAATATTAAGGGTGCCGGAAAATGGATTAATTCCGTGAAAAAATCTTTCGACAAGATGGCGAAGACGATTGCAAATGCAAAGACGGTTGCGAGTAAGGCTATACATCCGATAAAAACACTAAAAGAATTAATGGGGTCAACGAATACCAAGCAATCACGGCGAGGAATGTCGATTGGAAGAATGATTGGTTCATCCATCATGTTTTCAACCATTTTTGGATTAATAAGCAAGATAAAACAGGCAATCAAAGAAGGGTCAGATAACTTAACTCAGTATAGTTCCGAGTATAACAAGAGTATTTCTGGCATGGTTAGCTCACTTCTTTACATGAAGAATGCATGGGCTGTCGCTTTTGCCCCGATTATTAATGTGGTAGGTCCATATATATCTACATTCATTGACATGATTGCAAGTGCTTTGAATGCAGTTGGCCAGTTTATGGCAGCACTCACAGGGAAAGGCTATGTCGTACAAGCCAAAAAGGCGTGGAAAGACTATGCATCTGGATTGGATGCAACCAAGAAATCAGCTAACAGTGCTGAAAAAGCTCTTAAGGATTTACAGAACTATACATTGGGAATTGATGAGCTGAACGTTGTCCAGCCGAATGATAATAGTGGTTCGTCCGGAAGTAGCGGTTCAGGCGGCAGTTCGAGCGGACCATCTCCGTCTGAAATGTTTGAAACGATTGAAGTTTCCAGTTCGATGAATAAATTGGCTGATATGTTTAAGGATGCTATAGCAAAGTCTGACTTCACTGAAATCGGAGCGATCATTGGGGATAAACTAAGTTCCGCCTTGGAGGGTATCCCGTGGGAATCTGTTTATCATAAGGCCGATAATTTTGGAAAAGACTTGGCGACATTCCTTAACGGATTGATTTCACCGAGGCTTTTTTATGATTTGGGAGGAACCGTTGCTAATTCTATAAATACAGCTTTTCATGCCGCCAATGCATTCAATATAAATTTTGACTGGTCTAATTTGGGTGCATCTTTGGCAAGTAGCATAACTGGTTTTTTTGAAAATTGGGATGCTGGACTTACGGCAGCGACTTTCAGTAATTTTGTAAAAGGCATACTTGAGTCAATGACAAGCTTTATCAACACATTAGATGATGATGAGACCTTTGAAACTATAGGGCAAAAGCTTGTGGATTTTATTTGCGGAATTGATTGGGCGGGACTCACATGGGATCTTGCTCAATTTTTTCTGGCATTATCCGATGCGTTGCTTGACTTGCCAAATGATTTTGCAAGAGGTTTCGGACAGGAAATAATCAAAAAGATGTTTGGAGAAGAGGTTGAGCTTCCAGAAATTTCATTTCCACCTACATCAGCCATAGGTATTGCAACAACGTTTAAGAACATTAGGGAAGAAGCAACAGATACGGCGATAGAAGTTGGAGCTAGATTTCAGAGTGGATGGGGAGTGGCTCAGCAGGCGTGGTCTGATGGAGATGGATTCTTTTCCGGAATTTGGCAGGGAATTCAATATGTTTTTGAGCCAGTAACTAATTGGTTTTCTAAGAAATTCTCTGATGCAAAAACACTTGCAGAAGCTCCATTTAAATTTATTGGAACATGGTTTTCCGATCGGATATCTGATATTCGCAACAGTGTAAAACCTATAACAAAGTGGTTTAGTGAAACATTCCAAAAAGCTTATAGCGGCATCACCAGAATTTTTGATAATATCGGTGGATACTTTGAAAAAGTTGCGGGGTGGATTAGTAAGCCGATTAAGGGAGCGTTGGATGCGGTTCGGAAAGCTGTAAACTGGATTTACAAAAAACTTGGAGGTGACAGCGACCTGATTCCAGCATTTGCAACAGGAACCAACGGGGTTGCTCATGATACATTGGGAGTCGTAAATGACCAATCCGGCAGTACATACCGTGAGCTAGTTCAGTTTCCGAACGGAAAAACAATTATTCCTACAGGACGCAATGTGGTACTGCCTATGCCAAAGGGAACAAAAGTTCTTCCAGCTGGAAAGACAGCAGCTCTTATGCAGATGCAGAGTATGCCACACTTCAAGAGTGGTATTGGAGATCTTATAGGTAGTGCGTGGGAGTCATTCAAAAGCTTTACCGGAAATGTATTTGATTATGCAACGCATCCTAAAAAGTTGGTTCAGTTGGCTATCGACAAGTTTACTGACTTCACTGGGGCGTTAGAACCCGGACTTACTATTGCAAAGACATCCATTAATAAGTTGTTTGATTCAGTGGTTTCCAAAGTCAAGGATCTGTTCAGTGGAACAAGCATGGATTATTCGCCATCCGGTGGAGTTGAGCAGTGGAGAGAACTTGCAAAAAAGGCATTGCAGATGACAAAGCAGTTTTCAGAGGACAATCTGAATGCATTGCTGAAACAGATGCAACATGAGTCAGGTGGAAATCCTTATGCAATTAATAACTGGGATTCCAATGCAAAGAAAGGAACTCCGTCAAAGGGTCTGATGCAGGTGATTGATTCAACCTTTAAAGCGAATGCGTTAGAGGGATACAACTCCAATATTTATGACCCGTTATCCAATATGCTTGCATCTATCCGTTATACAGTATCAAGGTATGGAAGTCTGTATAGCGGTTGGACTGCAAGAGGATACAAAGGATATAAGACTGGTGGAATGCCGCTCAATGGTGAGATTTATGTGGCAAATGAAAATGGATTCGGCTCTGAGTATATCGGAAACATTGGAAATCGCCATGTGGTAGCAAATAATAGCCAAATCGTTGAGTCTGTAAGTTCCGGTGTGGAGCGTGCAAATGATGAGACGAATGCTTTATTGAGAGAGGTTATTGAATATCAGAAAGCAATACTCAGGAAAAACGTGAGTGTAAATATGGATAGTAAGAGAGTTGATAAGCAGATTTCAAAAGCACGCAATAATGCGGGCTTTTCTTTTTCGCCAACTTAGGAGGTGTAGGAGATGGCAGCAAGGCATATATCTAATTTCATACGGATAAATGGAAAGCCGTTTCCAACACCGAAACGGTATCCAAATATGGTAGTTACCACAGCGGTAAATGCTGCTCGAAATGCTAATAATAAGGTTGTTGGTCAGAAAATTGGAAGAGATAACTACAAGATCAACAACCTTGAATGGCCGTACTTGGATGCGAAAACATGGTCCGATATGCTAAAAGAATTTGATAAAAATTATTTTTTCACTGTTCAGTTTTGGGACATGGTAAACAATAACTGGCGAACACTGACTATGTATCCGGGGGACAGGACGGCAGACGTTTTCAAGATCGATTCTGAGGGGAGAGTTCTGTCTTACATAAATTGCAAGGTCAACATTATTGATGCGGGGTGGTAATGAATGTATCAGACTTCACAAGAATATAAAGACTTAATGAAGCGTCCTGTTAGAAATCAATCTTTTATGAAAGTCCAGTTAGGATTGATTAATCAGGATGCTCAACAGTCTGCGGAGCTGCAGGATCAGGAGAAGTATAACGGTTTTTCTGATCCAACATCCCTATACAGTCAGCATACCGTGAAAAGATATGCGACCTATGAAAAAAATATGTTTCGAGCTGATGGTGGAATGTACTTTCTTCCGAGAAGTGAAAATGATTATTCAAAAGATGGAATTACATCGAAGAATCTCTTTGCTGGAACATTTAGTGTGAAATTTGTGTTCGGATGTGGGAAGTCAGACATTAAAGGTCTGACAATTCGGTTTGGAGAAAATTATCCAACTAAATTTACAATCATGACCGATAGTGGTGAAGTGAACCAGTATAATAACGCAAATGCGACATTTGAGACGGACAGCGTATTTGAGAATACGGAATCCATCGAATTGTCGATCATAGAGATGCGTTTCCCAAATAACCGAGTGAGAATTGATTATATTCAGTTCGGACTCGGACTTGAATATGACAACGAATGGATTAAAGAGGCGAGTAGTACAACAAGTTTGTCTGCTATTAATGATGATCTTCCTCAATCAGAATTTTCAATAACCCTTAATAATGATAATCAGATCTTCAACGTGGACAATCCGGCATCTGAAATCAACTTCTTAGAAAGTGGTCAGAAAATCAATGTCTTGATGGGGTATAAATTGGACTCAGGGAGTGTTGAGTGGATGCAGATGCATTCTTTATATGTCCATGAATGGAGTGCTGATGACGAACAAGCAACCATTAAGGCTGTAGATGTATTGCAGTTCATGAGTGATGAGTATCACAAAGGTGAATATTATACGGACGGAATTTCATTGTATGATTTAGCTGAACAAGTGTTTGCTGATGCTGGGATAACGCCTGACGAATACGACATAGACACGTATTTGAAGAAAGTAAAAGTACACAATCCACTTCCAAACGTAACGCACAAGGAGGCATTACAGATCATTGCAAATGCCGGACGTTGCGTACTGGATTATGACAGATATGGACGAATCAGGATCCATTCATTATTCATCCCTGAATGTGAAACAAGTTCCAATGGAACAACTTACTATTCCGATGTGAGCAGTGTCGATGTTCAGAATGAAAAAGATGTTTTTGCAACATATGAAAAAAATGGATGGAAAGCGGATGGGAAATCCTTGTTTCTAAAAAGAGTTGGTGTTTTAAACTCTGGATACGTGAGTGCGGCAATCAGTAAGGATGACGGAACCTTTACGCAAAATCCAGTTATTACACGGACGCTTGAGGCAAAATATAAATCCTATGGACTTTTTATTGAGTTTGGAAATATTCTTCCGAAAAAGTTTATTATACGGACGTACGCTGACAATGTATTGAATGACACACTGGTGATTAGTTCCGGCATCGTTCAGGAATTTGAGATTCAATACGATTTCAAAGAGTATGACAAAATGGAAATCGAATTTACGGAAATGCCATCGAATAGCAGAGTCCATGTAAATTATATCTCCATCGGATCCGAAACGGCGTATAAGATTGAGTATGATGATTTGTATTCTACTCCTATAGGTACGCAGCTTGATAAAGTAAAAAATATAAAGGTTGCAAGATACCTTTACTCAAAAGGCAATACGTTGGATGAGCTTGTTTCTGAAACATTTACCTATGACGGAAATAGCTCTATTTATTATGTTTCTGAGCCGAGTTACGGCTACGTTGCAAGTATTCAGAACGGGAAAAGCGGTCAGTCAGCGTCTATCGTGTCATCAGGTGCTTATTATGTGGAAATTGCCCTGTCAGGTGTTTCTGTTGGGGCAGAGGTGAGCATATCGGTTAGGGGGTATAAATATAACATTTCGACAGCCTATACCGTTCAATCGGTAAATAACCGTGGTAATGATAAGGAATGGAACAACCCGTTAATTTCCGACCTGGAACATAGTAGAGAGCTTGCTGAATGGGTTGGAAATTATTATTCGTCCGGCATAGAATATGAACTTGATTATCGTGGAGAGCCAGCGATAGATTGTGGAGACACGATCCGGCAGGAAAATAAATATGATTCCTCTCTGCAAGCTGTGGTTGAAGAGTCTCAGATTTCATATGATGCCGGAGCTTTGAGTGGTGGACTCAGAACAAGGAGAAAAGGAAATGTGGAAAGAGCCAAAAACAGATTGGTCTGAAAGCGATTACTTCAATTACGAAGATTACAACCGAATCAAAAACAATATAGCGTACCTACAGGGAGTTGCACTAACGCTATATGCTGATGTTTCAATGAAAGAAATGGGGAGCGATAAAGCAAGTTATGCAGACTTTCCGTATGCGGACGAATTTAATTCCCTAGAGGATAATTTAGAATCGCTAATGAATGATACGTTTGCTTTTGCTGATACGGACAAAAAAATGTGGATAGACAACGGCAGAACACCGTCCTACGAAGACTTGAACAGACTGGAAAGCTCCTGCCTTGCTTTTTACAATGGCTATACCACACAAAAGCTGACGCAGCAGAGGTTATCTATTGTGCTGGGGCGAGTTCAGTCAGCGATAAAATGTTAGGAGGGTTAGGAGATGCAATATACACCATTATCTTTAGACTTTAAAGATGAGATATTATCAAGCGTAAATACGCAAAGAAAATATCGTCAGACTATCAATACTGACGGGACAATTTCTTTGGAAGATTTGACTGCGTATGCTCAAAAAGGAACAGTCTATGGAGCAAAAGAGATAATAGAAGAAAGAAAGGCATTGAATGATATCCATGCGAATAAGATTGTATCCTTGAGTGAAGTGAGCCTTGTCACGGAAGAGGGATATTTTGTTGATGCAAAAGCTGTAAAGGAATTGTATGACATGATTACCCCTGTCAGCTACGCACAGTCAATGTTTCATATCCAGCCATTTTATAACGTATCTGCGTTTTCGGCTTACAAAATCGGCAGGGAGGTACATTTCAATGTATCTCTCAATGCTAAAAGCGGAACTACATTAATTGCTAACAACTTGTATGGCATCAATTCGGAGGCTATTCCAGCAGAGCTTAGACCCACTGTAGCAACGCACATCCAGTGCGTAGGATGTTCGCAGAGTTGGGGAAACGGAGTTGCTGTGATGTCGTATGTTGATACTACGGGCGTTATTTATTTCTCCACACCAGCGGTAAGGGATTTTTATAAATTCCATGGCGTATGGATTGCAAAATCGTAGCGAGGAGGCACATATGAATATCTTATTTTTGGACAAAATGAATCTTGTTAATGGCTCCGTGTCTGTGATTGCAAGTAATCTGATACAGATTACAGGATGCGATCAGAATCTTTCCGGCTTTTATCTTCTTAATGATGCTGGAAACGTTTACGGAAAATACGAAGATTTCACAACATTGTATCGGGTGTTTGATGATGGGTATATTCTTTCCAATGACGGGAGCGTGTATGAAGAGCCTGAACCAGTTCCAATTATGCCGGAAACGCTTGAAGAAGTGATAGAATCGAAAGTAATTGAAATGAATGATACGCAGCAGGCATTAATTGCACAAGGGGTTGATGTTGTTCTATCCGATGGAAGTACCGAACATTTTACGTTGACAGAACACGACCAGACAAGCCTCGTTGGACTGCAAGCACAGGTTATGGCAAGAGAAGAAAATATTCCGTGGCACACGTCTGATGAGGACAAACATTGCAAGTTCTATAGTAATGAGGACATGGCTAGGATTACATCAAAAGCAATGGGATATGTTACATGGCACGTAACATATTTCCGTGACCTGCGCATTTACATCCGTTCGCTGGAAAGTAAGGAAGATGTAGAAAAAGTCACTTACGGAATGGATATTCCGGAAGCATACCAGTCAGAGCCATTGAAAGCAATGATGGCTCTGAAATCATGAAGAAATTAAGACCGCTGATTCTATTTTGGATTGGTGGTCTGATTTATATATTGATTGAACTTGTGGCAAGAGGACGAACCCACTGGACAATGTTTATTGTCGGTGGAGTAGCGTTCTTTTTGATTGGGTGCATCAACGAAAAGTATCGAAGCATGGCACTTGTGAAACAGATGATTATAGGGTCGGCAGTGATTACATTATTGGAGTTTGTGTGCGGTTGCATCGTAAATCTAATGCTCGGCTGGAATGTATGGGATTACAGCAATATGCCATTCAATCTGCTGGGGCAAATCTGTCTTCCGTTTTCAATTTTGTGGTTTCTTTTGTCTGCCATTGCAGTTGTTCTTGATGATTGGATTCGACATCTGTTGTGGGGAGAAGAAATGCCAAGATATAAATTATTTTAAAAATATTTGTAGATGAGAGAAAGACAATGGGGTATACAAAAGTATGAAAATCAAAGTAGTAAATCAGCGAATCAAGATAGAGCCGCCTGAGACAGCAGAGGGGACGAGGGAGTATTTACGGGCAGAGTTCGACTTTTCAGAGGAATGGGATGGGCTGACAAAGACGGCTTTCTTCCGTGGAGCGAATGGTAATACCTATTCACAACTACTGGAAAATGACGCTTGTACCGTGCCAGCAGAAGCTCTTGCCGTACCGGGACGGGTCGGGGTATCCGTATCCGGCACACTAGGTGAGACGGTTATCACGACCGACATCAAGAGTTTTTCTGTACCGGCAACCTTAAGTGGTGGCACTCCATCAGATCCTGAGCCGACACTGTGGCAGGAAGTGCTGGACAAGTTTGAGAAAGTATCAGAGGTTGAGGAAAAAGTAACAGAGCTGAAATCCGAAATTGCCACTAAAATCACCGCACCAGAGAATCCAGAAGTCGGCAAGGCGTTCAAAATCAAGAGCGTTAATGATGATGGCACGTTTATAGGCGAATGGGCTGATTGCGCTAATCTGGATGTGCGAATCAATGGCGAAAGTATTGTGCAGAATGGTGTTGCCGAGATACCGATTGCAAATAGAGATAATGTTTTTGGTGTTGTTAAAACAATACCATATGAGTTTTGGGGAACTGGTGTAGGAGCTGATAGTAATGATGGTCAATTACGACTATATCCAGCGTCTGAGAAGAGTATTGACGCACGACAAAAAATAAACGTATCTCCTATTAGCGTAAACAATTTGGATTACGCTGTAAAATCCGCTATGTGTGACGGTAAAGGTGCGGCATGGACAGAAGAGGAACGGGCGGCAGCACGGGAGAGAATGGGGGCAGAATCTAGTGATTGGGAAGATGTCATTACATATATAACTTCCAGCGAGGAAGAAGAGTGCACTACTTGTTATATCGACTTCGAACATACATACAGAAAAATATATGTACTGATTGACGAAAGCGCAATTAAAGGTACGACTTATATGTCAACCAGGTTTGGAGTTATCGGCAAAAATAAGCTTCATAATACAGCTTTGTTAACAAATACAAGTCCTGCTTTCAACATAAAACAAAAGTACAAAATATTTTCGGCCGAAGTTATGAATACAGCAGATATATCATACCGATATACAGCTTCGAGTTCAGTACAATTGTATGCATACTGCGAAAATCCATTTATTGGACGTGTCGGTCCACCGTCGATTACGGCTGTTGATGCATCTGCTATTGGAGGAATTATATGGTACGGCAAAATGTATGCTGGCACTAGAATTGTCGTGAAAGGGGTGAGAGCATGAGAGTAGCAGAATACAAACAAATCGACACACACACAGAATCCTACACCGAAACCATCCCAGCCGAATATGACGATGATGGCAACATTATCTCCGAAGAGCATGAAGAAACCCGTACCCGTGAAGTACCAGTGATGGGAATGGTCTACCGGGATATGACATCCGAAGAAATTGCTGAGATGGAGAAGATACAAGAAGAAATGTCAGAAGAGCAATCAACACCAGAGGAACGACTGAACACATTGGAAACCACAACAGATGACATCGTATTGATGTTAGCAGATATTATAGGAGGAGAAGAATAATGAAGACATTAAGTGGAATCAAGTTAAAAATCATGGTAAGAGCATTTCGTATAAGAATCAAGAATGGAGAAGCTTTTGAGGACATTGTAGCAGATTATCCAGTATTGACCATGGATGATTTGGAAGCAATCAAGGAAGCACTGAATACTAATTAGCAGGAACAACCATCGTGGAGAATGATGCAGAGTGCCATATGGAATGCACGTACAAGGCGAGTGGGAATGAGTAGAAATGATGAAAATATGGATATTAGAGGAAGGCCTTAACTGGTCTTATTTTTATACTATTTTTAAGAAAGAAAGGCGGAAGTAGTGAAAGAATTATTATTGCAAACCTATACCATTGTCCTTCCGATCTTGCTCGGATATATTGTATGGCTTCTTAAAAATCAGAAGAAAGACCGGGATGCAAATGCAGAAGGTACAAAAATGCTTTTGATGATCAAGTTGATTGAATATCACGATAAGTACATGGCGATTGGAGATATTCCATCTCATGCGTATAGCAATTTCCAAAAGATGTATCAATGCTATATGAACATGGGGGATGGTAACCCGTCTATTGAAAAGATGAAACAGGAAATTGATGAATTGCATATCAAGAGAAAAGGAGAATGAAAAATGAACATTGAAATATTAATGCAGTATATGAGTTACATATTGGCAGGAATCGGAGTGCTGGCATTTCTTGTCAGCGTGATCGTGCAGGTAATCAAAGAGATGCCGGGTCTAAAAAGGGTACAGACCAATGCAGTCGCACTGGCTATATCACTGATCCTGACACCAGTAGCAGTAATCGTCTTGTGTACCTATTATCAGATAGTAATTGAGTGGTATTACATTTTTGCATCATTCGTTGCCGCTTTTATAGTTTACCTGGTCAGTACAGGTGGCTGGGAACGCGTGACAGAAATGTGGAATCGGAATACATATAAGAAAAAATAGAATTGCACCAGTGCAAGAAAGGAGAATATCATGACAGAACAGACGGTAAAAGAAATTATTAAGAGTTTTGCCTACGGACTTTCAGTAAAGGAAATCTCAGACAATGAGGGCACATCACTGGAAACTATGGAGAAATTTGCAGAGGAACACGCTGTGGAGATCGAGCAGAAGAAAGCAGAACTGAAAGAAGGTGGCTGGTATGAGTAAACTTATTATTGATGTGAGCTATCATAACGGAGTAATCAACTGGGAGAAGGTTAAGGCATCTGCTTGTGCCGGAGCTATCCTTAGATGTGGTTATGGCGATGATATCGCATCACAGGACGATAAGCAGTGGAAGAGAAATGCAAATGAATGTACCAGACTGGGGATTCCGTTTGGTGTTTATATTTATTCGTATGCAAAGACAACTGCACAGGCAGAGTCAGAGGCAAGACATGTACTGAGACTGGTGAAAGGATATAAACTTTCATATCCGGTATTTTATGACCTGGAAGAACCGGGAACACAGACAGGTGCAGTTGACCGTATGAAGAAATTTGCTGCACTGATCGAGGCAGCAGGGTATAAGTGCGGAGCGTATTGTAATAAATCATGGTGGGATAACTACTTAAGTTCACTGGGGACAAGATATCCACTGTGGATCGCACGCTATAATAGTACACTTGGGATGAAAGCCGATATGTGGCAGTACAGCTCCGATGGAAGTGTTCCGGGCATTAGTGGACGGGTAGATGTTAATTATTGCTATCGTGATTTTCCGGCAGAAATCACAGGGATCAGCAAGCCGTCACAGCCTGCATCCAGTCCCAGTGCAGTCGTGCCGATTGGAACAACATTGCAGCTTGTGGTAGATACGCTGTCAGGCAAGTATGGTAATGGCGATACACGCAAGGCAAAGCTTGGCAGTCGTTACTCCGAGGTGCAGACATTTATCAATCATATCGCATCCGCATCAGTCTCCACGCTTGCTGCAGAGACAAAGGCGGGAAAATATGGCAATGGTGATACCCGTAAGGCGGTACTCGGAAAACGGTATGCAGAAGTGCAGAAAGTAATCAACGGAAGTGGATCAGGAACATCTGCTGTATCCTATACGGTAAAATCCGGTGATACCCTGTCAAAGATTGCAGCAAAATACGGCACAACCTATCAGAAGATTGCAGCGTTGAACGGCATCAAAAATCCGAATAAAATTTATGCCGGTCAGAAACTCAGGGTGAAATAA